AGATTGTAAACGAGGAGTAAATGCTTCTTCTAATGCGATTTTAGCGTTAGCGATAGCAGTTTCACGTACAGCTTTAGCATCAGCAATTGCTTCTTTCAACAATTTTGAACTTGCCATTTGTTTTCCTTATTTATCGGATTTCTTAAGCTATTGTATTGTAAGCTTAAATAGAATTTTTTTATTGGCTTTTTGGTCACTACACATAAAGGTGAGTATTCATTACCAATGTAAAAACGCATATAAAATACGTTATTGTATCAATAAATATGTAAAAGTTTAAGAAAACGTAATTTTCTAAAAAATTCTTTAGAATAAATAAATGTAATCGGTATGTTTTTCTGATTTGAGCTTTTGACGAATACGCTCATCTGAACAACCAAAGAAGTTGGCTGCATCTATAATTGAATAAAATTGTTTACCATCACAACTAATGATAGGTAATTCTAAACGAATATTTTTTTCCCACAAATCTTGCATTTCTTCGTAGGTAATATCCCAACCATCAGCTTTCTTCCAATGACGATATTTGGGATTGTTTGATTCTATATAATTTCTAGCCATTGATTCACTCATATCACCACCAATCAATTCTGATATTTGTTTGGGGTTCTCAAAAGGAATACCATCAACTTCGTATTTAATATCGGGCTTTGTTTCTTCACCAATGATTTGCCACTCTTTGTATTTGGATTTAGTTGAGCGACATCTTCTTTGAACTTCGGTAGCCACTAATTCATTTGGGTTTATTGAAATTGCAGCTTCTCTAAATGATTTATATTGTTTGCCATCTACCACACATTCATAAGTCCCATTCCATTCAATATCTTCTGCTGCAATATCCGGATTTCCTTTTACAAATATTAATATGTTTTGATGAACCGATGCTACCTTACGATTTCTTTTGAAGTATGTATCAACCACTCTAGCAGCCTGATGTTGTGAATTAAATAGAATCATATCGTTATAGAAGTGTAATCCAGCTTCCTCACATGCTCTAATTGTTTTCCAAACCAACCCTTTATATTTACCGATTTTATAATTTCCCGTTATTGATTGTTCTCTTACTTCGGATACTACAACTGCAAAGAAACGATTATCTTTTAATTTTGCTGCAGCTTTTTTAAGAATTGAATAATATTTTTTATCAAATGAATCTGCATTCATATTTGATAGGTCTGCAGGATTATCGGTATATTTTTCTAAATCATAATACGGCGGACAAGTAAATACAAAATCCTGTGTTTTATCATATATTGAATCAATGACCCACTCACTATCACCGGTAATCCAATTTGGTTTATCTGATTGTTTTTTATTTGCTTCTATTTGTTCATCGGAAAGGTCAATACCATTATAAATAAATCCCATTTCAGTTGCAACTATACCCCTAACACTACCGCCGGCAAAAGGGTCTAATACTCTACCTTCTTTTGGACAAAACCATTCGTACATCTTTTCACAAAGTGTGGCATCAAATATAGAAACGGTATTATCTTCCCAAAAACGTGCTCTTGATTCGATATCTTCTCTACCTAATTCCGATTGGATATTATAGGTGTTAATCCACCATCTTTTACGTTCTTGCCACTCTTTAGAACGAGTATCTAAAATTGAAAAAGGCTTAATCATATGTAAATATACGAAAAAAGCTTGGAAAATCCAAGCTTTTATTAAAAAATATTTTATTAAATTTATTAAAGACCAGTTGTATCCAATTCTGCATCTGCATGCATTTGTTGAAGATATTCTTCTTCCATATCTCTCAATTGAATCAAATTCTTTTCATACCCCTGAATTTGTTGAGTTAGTTTGATAAGAATTTGTTTTAATTTTTCTTTTTTAGCCGGGTCTTTCTCAGTATTGTAAGGAACTACTGCTTTCTTTCTATCAGCCATTAATTCTCTAATCTTTTTTTCAACTGCTGCAGTTTTTACAAAAATCTTTGGAGTTTTATTACTAATTTCTTTTTTAATTCCAAAATCTTTTTTAATATTAGAAAGTGTTTGTAATGCGTTTTTTAATCTATCTTGAAATAATTTCTTTTGTTCAGGTGATTTAGTTGCCGATAGTTTATCTCTTAATGCTTTAATTCTATTATTAAGGTTTTGTATTCTTTCTCCAGTATTTGGTGCTTCATTTACCTTTCCTTCAGGTACACAATTTGGAACTTGTCTACCACCTTTATCTTTCATACCAACTTGCTTATATCCTTTCCAACAAGGTGATGCTTCTTTTATTGATTCATCTACTATTTCTACACCTTGTAAATATGTTCCAAGTTTATCATCATATTTCATAATATAATGAACACCATCCATTCCAATATGTTTATTATATTTAGGAATTTTAGACCATTCTTTTTTACTAATAGTATGTTTTAATTTTTTAGGTGCTTCGTTAATATTTTCGTTTGAATCTCCATATTCGTGATAATTTCCAGATGCTTGTGAAATTAAGTTTTCTGCTTTAGCTATATGGTCTTGAATCCAAGCTGGGATTTGTTTTTCATCCTCACCCATTTTAGCTTTCAATTCAGTTGCCATCTTAATAATGGTATCTATTGAATTATTTGCCATAGAAACTTCGTGGTCTTCACCATCACCTTCTTTAATGAATGCGTTTGCAAATGGATTAGAAACTACTTTACCCATTTCAAATTTACCAAATGCTTTTTGTGATACTAATCCACCTAAACTAATCATAATTATTTCTTTTTATTACCTAATCTTTCGTGCATTGTATCGGTACTGATATCTGCAATCTCATAGTAACGATTTAAGATGTGTCCCATATCTTCATATAAAGAATGCAATCTCTCATCCATTTGTTTTGCTTCAACAGCAAACTTATCAAATGATTTACCCAATTTATCCAATTCTTGCATATTTCTTTTTACGGTCACATTATCGAACCAATCACCACTTTCTCTTAATGTCATTTCTTTTGCAGCCTCAACAATAGCACCCAATGTATCAGCTACCTCACTCATATCTGATTTTCTTTTCATTTGGTCTTGAAAAGTGTTGTAAGTAGAAATTATTTCTAAGAAGTGTTTTTTAACTTCATTTGATAATTTTCTATCTCCTAAGTTTTCAGCTAAACTGAATTTACCATTTACTATCTTTACTTCTTTTAAGTTAGTTTTACGGATATCATTGTATGCCTTCGCTACAGTAGTTCCTTTGTGTCCATCAACTTTTAAAGTTATCTTATTGTTGTGTACGAAATCGTATATATCAAAGTTCTTTGCCATTATTATGCTATTTCAGTTATTATTTCTCTCATTAAATCTTGTGCTTTGCAGTACTCACCACAAACATCAGTTCCTATTTGTTGTAAACCTCTATTTACGGATTCGTTTACAGGCACCATAAATGCACCATGTGTAGATGGATTAGATACAAAATCCCAACCAATCAATTCAAAATCTTCGGATACTTCAACCTTATTTCCACTTAAAGGTTTAGTTGAACCCATACCTCTTGATGAGATACCTAATAGGATACCGGCTTTCAATAATTCCTTAAGGATATTACCAGATGGAGTAGATAGAACTTCAACAGTTCCACATAAATCATCACCTTCCCACCATATTTCTCTAATGTTGTGTGAAACATTCTTTAAGTTTATTACAGTAGAATCCGGATGGTCTAATTCACCTAATGCTCTACGTTCCTTAATAAACGTTTCGTATTTCTTAGCTTCTCTTTCTAATATAGGCTTTGGATAAACTCTACCATTTTGATTCTCGGCACCAGCTCTTTGTAGAACTCCTTTTACTAAGGTTCTTCCTCCCTCATCTTCATTTACCTTACCTTCGAATAGGTTTGTTTCTATTAAGAGTGATTTCATTATTATTTTAATTTTAAACTGCGTTGTGCATTAGTTAAACCATCAATAATTGATTGTAATCCTTTTTTAACACCATCAGTATCTCTATCTTTAACTCTTTTATCTAAAATTTTTGTATTCATTTTTAGAAAGTTAATGATTGCGTTTTCGGTTGCACCCCAATTAATATCTTCTTCATTTATAGATTCCATTTTACTTCTAATCTTATTAGCAATAGTACCTAATTGAGTTTTATCAATACCTAAACTATCAACTACTTGTGCAACTAATTGTAATTTTTGCGTAGGATTTAATTTAGCATCTTTAATTTTATCAATTGCTAATTCTAATTTTTGTTTAACGGCTGATGGAATTATCGCTTTTGGTAATTCAGCTGCGATATCTTCACTTACTGATTCACTCTTTTCACCTTTACCATTCCAAGCAGTATCTATTTTATTAAAGAATGCTTTCTTTTCTTCGTCAGACATATCATTAATACCTTTACCCGCTTTTTCTAATGCTTTTGCAAAAAACGCTTGATATTCAGATTCTTCTGTCATTACTTCCTTAACTAATTCTTTTAGTCTTTCTTTAGTGATTTTCATACTTTCTTTTTTGTTTGGTAGACCTTTATGTGATGTCGATACGTAATCTTTAGCATCTTTATCAGTCATGCTATCAGCTGCTTTTTCAACTTCTTTAGATGGTGCATCCATGTCTCCTTTTTGTACTGCATGAACCATACCCATAAATCGTTGTTGTGCTTTTGATACTGCTGGCATATTATAAATTTCTAATTTTTTCTGAAAGATTCATTAATCTTTCTTTGATTTTATGTAAACTTTTATGTGTTCTTTTATAGTAATCATCTTTAGTAACACCATTCTCAGTCTTTAACTTTGAATACCAATTAACAAATTTTTCAACTTCACCCAATTGTTGTTTGATAGATGTTATACCTTTACCTATTTTAGATTTTGCAGAACCATCTTCTTTTTTTAATGCTACCCAACGATTTTCAGCTAAATGTAAATTTTTTTCCGCTAATTCCATACCACTAATAACTGCAATTTCCGCACCTGGTTCTTTTTTAGCTGCTGTTGGTTTTTCTTTTTCTTGCTTTAGATTTAATATCTTTACTTCCTCTAAATCATCAACAACTTCACCACCGGTTATATTTGCCAATCTTTTGTTTTTCTTAGCAGTTTGTCCTGGTTTTGAAAATGCGTTTGGAGTATCATATCCAGCAACATTAGCCGTTACAGACATTTCATCCAAAGTTTTTTGAATGTTTCTTTCTCTAACGTATTTACGAATTGCTTCTTTTAATCTTGCTTCCATTATTTTACTTTAGATTTAAGTTCTTTAATTAGCTCATAAGAAAGCATAATAGATGAAACTTGAGAATCAGATACAGTTTTTCCAATTTTCATTTTTTCTAAAAGAGAAATAGTTTCTGATAATTTAATCTGTGTAACTCTATCTTTTAGTTTTGATTTAATAATATTTAATTCTGCAATTATGTTTGGTAATTCTTTTCCAACATAATCTATGAATTTCGTAGTATTTGAAATGTTATTTATATACTCTTTCAACAAATTCTTTTGAGAATCATCTAAGTTTGTATATTTTTTATTAAAAGTTTCAACTAGAATCTTATAGGTAAGTAATCTAAGGTCTTTATCTTGTTGTTTATAAGTTTCAATCAACTTTTTTTCATCAGTTGGTTGAGTTTTTTGAGCGGGTTTTGATGTAATGTTTTCGATTAGGGTAATCTTTGAATTAAATACATCTTTAATATCATATCCATCTACTCTTTTAGATTCAAATACTTTATATATAGATGCTAATGTTTTATAATTAGAAATAGGAGATGCTAAAAATTGTTCAATTTCAAATTTTTCTGAAATTTCTTTAATAAGATTGAATTTTTCTTTAGAAAGTGCAACGTGGTTTAGTTTATTATGCGCATCACATACGGTTTCTACCAATCTATCGGCTTTTGTTTCAGAACTATACTTTTCTTTTAACAATATATCATAAAGACGTAATTCTCTATTTAACTCCGTATTTGGAGAAAAGAATTCTCTTAAGATATTCTTTGCATTTTCAGTTTTGTCGCCATTAAGTACTTCTAATGTTATTTGTCTTACTAATAATTCAAATAACACTCCAGTATTCTTAAATTTGGAATGTTTTATTTTTTTCATTTACTTACCCTATATTTATTCTACCCTATAAACTAACACATATAAATATAAACAAATTTTTCTTTATTAAATTTTAGTATCATCTAATAGATTTTTTTCATCAAGCATACCCGCTTTTTCAATTAAAACTTGTTTTTTTGATGAAATTCCATTTATATATTCCCTTGCTAGCTTCTTAGCGTTTGTATTTAATACTCTATCCTCTCTTTTTCTCTCTTTCTCATTTTCTTTATTACCTAATGGGTCTCTACCATATGGATGTTTATCTTTACCATATGTATTACCTTCTCTAGGTCTACCAATTCCTCTGTTTAATTCAATTTCAGTTTTTAATTTACTGATTTCTTCTTCCACATTTTGTTGTTCTGGTGGATTTGCTGGGTCTTGTCCTTGTTGTTCAATTGAATTATATCTAAATCTATCTTTAAGGTCTAAAACTACTTTAGCTCTTTCAATATTTACCTCATCTTCCGATAATCCAAATACATTATGATAAGCCCAATCCGATGATAACATATTAAGTGCTTTTACATCGGATGCTAATCTTACTTTTTCAGACCACAAATTAACCTTCTCTTGCTCATAAATTGTAGATGCGTTAGTTAAAGTTAATTCAAAATTAGTCATTTCAGAATCATCGATACCTTGTGCTGCTAAATGTACAATTGCTATTTTAGTTAATTCACTAACAACCGTTCTTTGAATTCTTTCGATAGTTCTAGCAAAACGAACATCTTCTGCCGCCAAAGTAGCTTTACCATTTACGTTCTCATCATACGATAAGTAAGCCTTTGGTACTCTTAATGCTGCAAATAATTTATTCTTTAAGTAATCAATATCTTCAATAGCTGCGTATTCTAAACCTTGTAAGTTATCAATAGTTGTTCCACTATCACTACCACGTACAGGTAGGAAAAAATCTTCAGTAAGGTTTTGTATATTATATTTTAAGTTATAATCACCGGTATCTTTATTAACAAATGGAGTTTTTTTCATTTTATTAATAATCTTCTGCATATAGTTATCCACTTCTTGCGGTGGAATATTACCTATATCAATTTTAAATACTCTTTTTTCAGGTGCTCTCATAATACGATGGATTAACATCGCATCTTCCATTAACGATAATTGTTTCCAAATTCTTCTAGCTCCCTCTACCATTGATTTACCATATGGTAGAAAGTTTGTATCAGATAACATTCTAAAGTGAGCCATTTCATATTGCTCATATTCTTTTTTACCAAAACGGTCCATTTCAACCTTATACTTTACATAATCTGGATTATTAGGGTCACTACCTTCTAATCTTTCTACATTATAGATTGAATGTGGAGCAACATTAACAATACCTTTACCAGGCATAATTTCTAATGCTAAGAAAGCATCACCGTATTTTACTAAATTTCTAATCCAAGGCCACAAATTAAATTCTATGTTCATTATATCATAGAATAAATTATGTAACATATCTTTTACATTTTCATTTGTAGATTTAATTTGAAGAACATCACCATATTCATTTTTAGTTGTAGATTCATCTGCGTATATATCAAGCGCTGAACCAATGATTGGGTCTGAATCCATAGCATCGTAATCTCTAAAAAGTTCTCTACGAACTTGATGATATGCCATTGATTGAGCTCCTTGATTATTTTCATAATAAGACCTTTGTAACTTAGTATATCTATCTTTAAGATTTACAAAGTTTGTGCTTGATTGACGTTCTTCAGTATCGACAACTTTACGATTACCATCTTTATCAACGGTTACAATTGCTTTTGTTGAAAATAATTTCTTTAACCTACCAAAGAAACTTCTATCATCTAATTCTTGTTCTGCCATAATTTATTTTACCATTTTCTACAAGACCAATATCTTGCTTTTGTTCTAGGACCTGGATTATCACAATTGTGTCTTGCTCTAAAGTTTGCTCTCTTTCCTGGGTTATTTTTTTTAATGTTCATCCCCTTTTGTCCAAAGTTTACTTTAATTATCTTTCCTGTTTTTGGGTTTTTAACATAAACTTTAAACTTCTTAACATCACCTTGTGTTGGTTTACCTAACTTAACATCTCTACCCTGATATTCGGCTTCATACACACAATTACAATTTGCTTCTTCCAATTGCGTTGAATACCCCTTTAAGAAGTTTATGAAATCATCCATATCTTCTTGCTCAACATCCAACTCATCATAATCATCAATTGGATTGTCATGTGGAGTATCACCCAAAGAATATGCGTTATCTACATATTCATCTTCATTTAAGATATTTTTAAGTCTAATCATTTTATTTTATTTTGACATATATCATAAATATCGTAAATTGTCAAAACACTACATTTTTTACAACCATTGTGTTAAGTCTTCAATATCATCTCCAATTTTCATTTTCCAAGGGTTATCATCCATATTGTTTCCCCCATATACTCCTTCGTATTGTTGATTGGAACTTATACCACCTAAAGCTCTTTTAGTAAGGTCTATTCCTTCCTGTCTTAAACGAAGTGCAGTATCTCTAACCCACAAACCAATACATAGTGCCATTGTCAAGTCATCATTGTAACTTTTCATAGCTTCAGCTCTACCATTCATAAATATAAAAGTAAATAACTCATCTATTAAACGATTGGAACGAATGATTACTGATTTCTCTCTAAAATATTCATCCAATTTAGAAATAATAAGTGGACGGGTTTTAGATGTTGTTGAAAATCCCGCTACCATTTGTTTTTCATCTGCTCGGTATTTGTTTTTCATCTGATGTTCAACATCTACATATTTTAAATCCTTACTCATATAGAATAAGTTTTTATAATCTCTATCTATACATTGTTGGATACACGCCCAACCAATGTTTGAGTTCTCTACAACAAGTAATGCATCATTATATTCGGTTGAAAGATTAACTAAGAAATTTCCAAAATCTTTTGTATCAACTTTACCTCTATATTCTGCCACTTGCGTTGCATTGGTTACATCTATTACATGACACGCAGAATAGTCACTACCATCACCTCTGGCAACGTCCGCTACAACCATATACGAACCATTTGCCGATGGATATTCCCATCTCCAAAGGTTTCCATCGAATCCAGTCTTTTCAATTGGGTCCTTACAATATGTTTCTTTATAAAACATAAGAAGTTCAGGATCAATAACAGTATCACCCGAAGATACGAAATCACAATCACATTCTTGTGCTGCTTTTTTTACTCCTAATAATTTCTCTTGCTCATCTCTCCATTTTTGGTCTCTTTCAGGATGAACTGTCCAATGTAATTTAATTGTACTAAATGGATTTGTACCATCTTCTGCTCCTATCCAAGTTTTATGAAACCAGTTACCCACACCATTTGGAGTAGATAACGCAACACAAGCACCACCCGTTGAAAGAGTAGATTGTGCAGCCACCCAAATCTCATCGATATCATCAATGAAAGCGGCCTCATCAAATATTAGAAGTGATAATGCTTCAGAACGTCCCGCATCAGGAGAAGATGCAATTGCTTTAATTTGAGAACCATTATTTAAACGAAGGGAAAGTTTGTTATCTTCTAAAGAACCACCTTTTAACCAACTAGGTAATAATTCATGCATTACCCTTACTTTGGTTACTAAGTTTTTTGCTACATCTTGTTTTGTTGCAATAACCAATACGTTAAAATCACTATTAAATAACATTTTCCAAAGTGCAAAGCCGGCACAAAGAGTAGAAATACCAGTTTGTCTAGATTTTAACACTATATTAAAACGATTAGCAGCAAATTCAGTTAGGGTTTTTTCTTGAAATGGGAAAAGTTGAAAAGGTATCTTACCTCTTACCGGATGCTGAATCATACAATACTTTTTCATAAAGTGAATCGGGTCTACCGCGCACTTTTTGTATTCATCGGATATTATTTCCTTTAAGGACTTTTTTTGTGTTATGCCTGTACTCATATTAATCGTTAAGAGGTCTTACTAAATCGTAATTTTTATCTTTTAATTTTTCGTAAGCAGCATTTCTTAATTTAGTAGCCTGTTCAATTTCACCTTCAAACTTAACAATTTCCAAAAGGATTTCTGCTTTAAGTTCTTCCACATCTCTTTCCATATTCCAAGTTTCAATCTTGCCATCTTCTTGGACTACTTCGTATGTTTGTTTAGCATCGTTATATGCTTGTTTGAATTGAGCCACCACATCGTTACCATACGCAATCATATTAGAAAATATTTTATAATCTTCATATGCTTCCCACAAGCCATCATATTTTATTTCAGCTTCTCTTATAGTAAGACAGTGTAAACAATATCCAGTTTTAGATATCATTTTTTTATCAACCCTACCTATTTTGATTGTTTTACAATTATCAGATTTACAAGTATTTAACTTATCTAAGTAAGCTCTTGTTTCGGCCATTATATCACCTAATTCTGAAAATTCTATTCTACCACCTTCGGTTTGTTCCCAAGACCTACCATTTTCATCAGTCCATTTTTCACCAACTTTACGTTTTACAATTTCTTTATCTGCACCAGAAAATGAAATAAATGAATCCTTTTCATATTCAGCACCATGCATTACCATATCAACCAACTTCCTACGAGTTGGATGCATAAATTTTTTATTAAATTCTCTTGCCATATTACGTTTGATATATTTGTATATATAAGTATATCAAATTAAATAAAACGATTATCTTCCGTATTTAAAAATACCTAAAATTTGGTTTAATGGTGCAAATGCTCCGGTTAATTTATAGGTATTACCCCCATAAACAAAAACGATACCTTCGTTTGGAACAATTTTATCAAAACCACCCAATGTATTTAACCTTTGTAATTCAATTTTAAGTTTATCTATTTTTTGTGGGTTTCCAGATGCTTTTATTTGTTTGATAGCATTTCCTAATTCGTTTCTTAATTGTTTTGTTGCATCTGATGGGTTTGCGGTTAATACTGACTCCATAAATTCTAATACATCTGCACCAACTCCTAAAAAGATTTCTTCAAATTTCATAATATTATTTTTCATAATCTTTTGTTGGTCTTGTTTATCAGTTTTATCTGCCCAAGCTTTTATTTTATCATCTTGTATTTGATTTATACGCATTGATTTATCACCAAACGCCCATCTTTTAACTAATCCTATTTTTGAACCAATATCTAATTTCTTTGCACCTTTTTCAACAAAATCCGTCCACCAAGCTTGATGATAATCAGCAACACCATCACTATCCGATAAATTAAATTCTTTTTGAAGCCTATTAATCATCGATATATATTTTCCTTGTAATTTGGAAAGACTTTCTGATTTTGGTAATGACTGCATTGGAGGTCCTTGTATTGTGTATGTATCTTGTACATGCTTATTAACTTGTTTAATCATTCCAGCTAATATAGATGCTGCGGATTGATTTTCTCCAATAATTTCTCCCTCTTTGTTATATTCAAAAGTTCCGTGAAATACTAATAATGGTTGTCCGTATGGAATTACATTTGCATTTTGTGGGTATATTACTTCTAAATTCATAAAACACGCACCATCTTTAAATATCTTTTTACGTTGTGGTTCTGATAATGCTGATATTGCTTTGGAAAGGTCATTCATAGCAAATGTATATGCATCAGTTAATGCACCCCTACCAGCAAATTGTTGCGCAACTTGTCCAATAGTCATTGCACCTTCACCTTTATTTTTTGTATGTGATTTATTTCTTGCAGCAACCAATCTTCCATTTACCCAACTAATTGCCAATGCTTGTCCATCAGTCTTTTCTCTTGCTAAATCTAAATCACCATTAAGAGCCTTTGTTACAATTTGTTTTAAATCACCAAATGTAAGGTTCATTTCAATATCAAATGGATGGTTCATATGGCCATAAGCCCCACCTTCCAATAATAGTGATTCGTTTATTGATTCTTTTTTTAAACTTCTTTTCTGAAGAACTAATTGATTTATTTGTGAAAATATATCTGCAATATCTTTATCCAACTTCTTTTCATCTGCACTCATTGGAGATTCAATATCAACATTAGAATAAAGTTTTTTCTTTTTTGCAATTAATACATCTACCTTTTTTAGTAAATCAGTTTTTACTTTATCCAAATCTTTTATGATTTCCGATGAAGTTGCTTCGTTTACATTTTCAAATGCAGATGGTGTTTTAATTTTTCTCCAACCTCCACCAGGTGTTCTAAATATTCTAGCAGGTATCGGTAACTTAGAACCTATTGGTAACTGTCTTTCATATCCTTTATCAACATATATAATTTTAGTTATGAATTGATTTGTTTTATTATCAGAACCTACCAATTCAACTTCTACATTTACAGGCCTTCCACCCACTTTCATTTTACCAGCAAACAATTGTCCTTTTGTAAATGCTTCGTTATATGGTATTTCTATTTTAGAAAGTTTACTATAATAATTCGGGTCTTCGTAGAGATGGTCTAATGCAATTTCTTTTGCTATATCAACATCAGTAGTGTGTTCTCTTTCTATCGCATATCCCTTTATAAATTCATTCTTTAATGTTTGTGGACTTATATTATGATGCTTAGCTATATCATTTAATGTCATACCTTTTGCTAACCCACCAGGAATATTATCAATTTGAACTGCTATCTCATCAATCTCCTCATATCCACTCATTCCTTTATTGTTAAGTTTTTTACTAACCTTCTTAACATCATCAGCTTTTGGTGCACCATTGATATATCCACCTGGTAAACTTAAACCTACACCGGCTCCTCCACCCAATCCCATTTCATCTATTGTTTCGGTTTTGAATATTGGACTTGTTGATTTAAAATCGACTTTTCTCATTACCGTTTTTGCAATCAACTTATTTGCAACTTTCATAAACGCTATGTTTATGTTTGTTTTTGTATCATTGACAACAAATTCTTTATATTGTTTTACAAACTCTATAAATTTTTTTTTATTTCTTGCCAATCTTTTGAAAAATCCAGTTAGTTCTGGTGCTGAAATTGGTTTTCCATTTCTAGGGTCATTTAATCTTTGGAAAAAATGGTCTGTTTCTTTACCCAATTCAATATCTTCTGGACTTAGTTGATTATCTGCATATTTTTCAACTGCATCTAAATCCTGCTTTGCCATTTCTCCCAATATAAAAGATTCCATTTCATCTATAATTTCATTTATATCTTCTTTTGAAATTATTGTATCTTTTTGATTTTCAGGAAGTTCCCAAAATCTTTTAGGTTTTTTCACTGCTTTTTTAGGTTTTATTTCTTTCCAATCTTCAACTTTATGTGGGTCATCAGCTGGGTTTAATGTGCTTTTTTCTACATTATTTATTTTGTAATATGATTTTCTAAATTGAGTTTCAGTATCTTTTGTTTTACCAACTCCTCTCATATTATCCGCTTTAGGTTTATCTAATTGAGTGTACCCACCTTGCTTATACCAATTTTCAGGCTTTTCTTTATTTAATATTCGTTTCTGTCTATCTGCTACAAATGATGTATCGGGTTCAGCAGTTCCACTAAATCCTGCATTAGATGCAGCTTCTTTTAATTCTTCTTTTTTAGGAATTCTAAATGTTACGGCTTTTTTACCATTGATTGTTGGCATTCCCCACTCATCTTCACCTATTGATTTAACAATTACTTTTTTGTTTTTAAATTTACCCATCAACAAAGTATCACCAACTTTTACGTTTAGTTTAATTTCTTCGTTAATGCATTCTTTTAATCCTTTTAATTTAAGAGTAATTAATTTGAATATTTGAGAATCAAACTTTGGGTATGCTTTTGTAAAGTTTTTCTTTCTTTCTTCTTCACTACCAGCACTTAACCAATAACGAACATCAGTACCACTAATAGGATTAGGTTGAGCTGGTGAGGCGTACACATATCCTTTATCTAGATATCCTTGCTCTACTTTACCTTTATATGGAGTGAAATATTTACCACTTAATCGGTTTTGGTCTTTTTCACCAACTACAACAATTAAGCCAGTTGTATCAGAATCATACTTATTTAGTATTTCTTCCGGTCTATATGGATTTTTGATATTAATAATTTTAGATGATGGAATTCCAAACATCTGCATCATTATTGCTTTCTTTTCCTTAAAATTAAATGGAGATTTTTTTGAATCGGTAACATTAGAAGTTCCGATATATACACTATCCTTTCCGAATTTGCGTATTAAATTTTCATAAGTTGCGTAATGTCCCTTATGAAATGGTTGAAAGCGGCCAGAATAGACAACAACTACTTTGTCCATTTCAGCCGCTTCATCCAATATTGTTTCTACTAAAAATTTTGCTAATCCTTTCATATAGTTTTCTTACTATATAAATATTGGATATTATTGTTTTACAACTTTCATACCAGAACCAGTAGATTGTTGAGCTTGTTGTGCCTGTTGTTCAGCTTGTTGTTTTCTAGTAGGTGCTCCAGGTTGATATTGAATTGTACCATCTTGTAAATTAATTCTACCTTGAGGATATTGTTCATCTAAAGCATCAAGTATATCTCTTAATTCTTTGTTAGTAGCTGCCAATTCTTCTTGTCCTTTTACTAAAAAGTCATCCATAGAGATTATATCTAATTCAATTTCTTTTTTTCTAACGTAGATTTTTCCAAATTCTTGAATAATATCTGCAGCTTTTTGGTTTAACTCGGTGATACTGTTTAATACAGTTTCATCCAATTTTACCAATTCAATCTCAATTGAATGTTTTTGTGGAATTTTATCTAATTCTGCCATAAGTTTTTGTTTTTGTTTTTATATATATAAGTATATTACTTTTTGTTTTTTAATATATTAGTTGTACTAAATCCTTCTATTTTTTCAAAAAATTCAATATTAGGTACATTCTCCAATCCTATTATTTCTTTATATTTGTATTCAGCACCAATTACCATTATATCCGTACCCCAATCTTTTATACAATTACGAAGTTCATCATCCGTATCAAACGATACAACACTATCAACACCGGTGATTGCAGATAAGAATTCCATACGGTCATCTAATTTATTAAAAGGTCTTTCTATTCCTTTCTTTGAACGAACTCTTTCATCGGTATCGATACCCACTCTTAATACACCTAAAGATGCTGCATGTAATATAAGTCTAATATGTCCAATGTGCAACACATCAAACGTTCCATTTACCCAAATCTTTTTCATTACAAAAATTTCTCTAATTCTTTTATTACTGATTCGGATGTTATCGATTTTGTACATTCGAATTGTCTTTCAGTACCTTTGTGGTCTGGACACCAATTCCAATCGGATGGGTCTAATCTTATTCTATTAAAACAACCTTCACATTTTCCTTTTGGTGCAGCAATTCGTACACAATCTTTCATTTCTGCCCAATCGTATGAGAATCCACTTATCAAAACAGTTGGTACATTTAAAGACCAACTTAACCAACTTAATCCACTACCTATACCAATAAATGCTTTTGATTTTAACATTTCATCCATAACTAATTCTAAAGGACCGTGTGGATGTTGAACTACTCCTTTTGGTAATTTGTTTCCCATATAATCATCCCCTTCCTTTGAAAGTAATTTTACCGTATATCCTTTGCTATTCAACCAATCAACAACAGTCTGCCATCCTGTTGGATTATTCCAAAATTTGGATTGTGCTGTACCAAATACCCCAATACAAACCTGCTTAAGATTTGGGTCTATATATGGTTTTCTTTGTTTTATTTTTGGTTTTACTTCTACAAAATCTAATCCCAATATATCAGAACACATTTTTTGCATTGTTTGTGCTTTTGGGTCTATTGGATTTTTATAAAGATTAATTCCACTATCATCGTTATAAAACAATCCAATTTTATACATTGCATATAATCCTTCTACATTTGTACCTGGTTCTACAAATGATATTTCAGGATATTGGTCAATAAACATATGATTCATAAATGTTGAAGTTATTACTTTACATTGATGTTTTTTTCTAAATTCATCTACATATGCAAACCAAGCTAATGAATCTCCCAATGCCTTTGAATCTATTGCTATATATACACGCTTATCTTTTGCATCGTAAAGATATTCATACCACAATTTTCCATTTTCATAAATCTTTATCTTCCATTCTACAAAATATTCTATACTACATCTTGTCCACATATTGTTTTTAATTGTAGTTGAATAATAAATTTTACCACTTTTATTATCTATAAATTCAACTGTATAATCAGAACTTATGTTTCCCTGAACTTCCACATATGGACCATTGACAAAATAAATTATTACTTTATTTTTTACTTCAACTATATTGTTTTTATTTTTCTTTAAATTATCGTATATCATTAACTCCAAGTTTTAACTGTTAAATCTAATAAAGAAAATCCTTCCGCTTGTTTACTATACAATTTGTTAGTTGTATAACGTGGTCTTGGATAATTAGCAAATACGTGATTATACCAAAGGTCACCAACATCCCATCCGCAATCTTTAAGTCTATCCGCCCACCATTGTTTTTCTCTATTAGGAATTAAGTAACAATGTGCAAGGTCTTGATTCGGTGCTGTTTTTGAAAACAACTCATCTATTTTTTCTTTACTTCTCGATGGATTATCTGCGAATGAAATGAATGGTACATCATCTCTCTCCGATAAGAAACATGCTCTATGTACTATCTCAACAAATTCTTCTAATCCGGTATAGATAAACGCATCTGCTTCAAATACTAAAGTGTAATCAAAATTTTCGGTATCCATAGTTTCCAATGCCATTCTATGTGCTAAATAACATCCGTAGTGTCTACCTGTCATCCATCCTAAACCTGCACCAGGATATAATTCTCCTGGTTTATTATCTTTACTTATGTGTTCCGGCCTTCTACAATTTTCAGCAGGTGCAAATCCTTCGTATGGTTGATTTACAATTGGTTCATAATACATTCCATATTTTTCCAATTGTTTAATAGATTGAATAGATACTCTTTCTCTCATATCATTCGGTCTAGTTAACATATGTTTTATTTGGATACGAGGTTTCTTACGATACCAAGTTCTAAATCCTCTACTGAATTGTTTGTAAAAATATTCATCTGCTGCTTGTGTTACGCCTGGAAAATAACTTCCACCATAATCATCTCCACTAATTATACCACCTGGTTTTATTTTATTATACCATATTTTTATATCATTAGTAACATCTTCATATGAATGTCCAGCATCTAACATTATATAATCAATACTATTATTTGTAAATTGATTAGCTGCATTATGTGAAGTATCTTTTATAATATCAAACGAACCATAATTATTTGAGAGAACCGTATTATCTATAAACTCATAAAATATATCTCCATTAAATGCTCCTACTATATTTTGGTGCAACTCCTCATCATCAGTTCCTTTGAAAGTATCTATTGTTACAAAATTAACTTCTTTTTTTGATTCTTTAAGTTTATCTAACAAATAGTTTGCAGATTTACCAAGCCAAGTTCCAACCTCAACTAATGTAGAATTGGGTTTAACATTATCAACAACATAATCGTATAAATCATTGTACGAAAAATATCCAGGTACTTCATTAAATTCAGGTTGTAATTTTTCTAAAATAATTCGTTTAGTTAATTTTAAATCATCATCTATATAAGTTACCAATGGATTATTATCGTATGTATCCAAATAGGTATGTAACTTTCTAAATATAGAAGGTAGTTTGTAACTCAATGCTTCTTTTACAGACAATGGATTTAATTCTAATTTAGAACTAAAATAAAACATATCACACGCTGAATAGAATGTATCCACATCATTTCTTTCTCCCCATATAATACAATTGTCAGGAACAAATTTCATCAATGGACCCCAATAGTGTTCAAAATTACCAGCTTGATTTCCTACAAAGTGAAATTTAATTTTATACTTTTCCAATTGCCTTGCTATTGCAAATATTTCACCCTGATTTTTACCAGGTGCAAATAATCCAACATTAAGTACATGCTTCCAATTTGGGTCTAATCCTAATAGTTTTTGTGCAGCTGGTTTATCAAATTCATATTCTTCAATAGGATATTCCCATACATCAGTTTCTACTCCAGTATCAATAAATTTCTGTCTACTCCATTCGGATACTAAAACATATCTATCGGGATGATAAGATATTTCAGATGGATTTGTTAATGAACCATGTGTTGATGCTACAATAAAATATTTTCTTTTATCTGAAAATATTCTATCTAATATATTTGTTGCTAAATCAAATTGTGGTATCTCTTGAAAATGTATAATATCAGGTTGGAATACATTTATAATATTAAGTATTTCCGATTTATCATCCCCTAACGTATGAACCTCTACTAATGATTTTATTCTATTTTTTTGAACCACAAATGCATTTCCACCACTATTGTTTATTTCAATAACTTGGATATCAAAATCTTTAATAAAATGATTTACCTGTTTATACAGGTATTGTGGTTGTCCTCCCGTAGATAAGTGAGGTGCAATGTACAGTAACTTTTTTTTAGACATATTTTATTAATTGTAACAAATATACAAAATAATTCTCAAACTACCAAATTTATTTTATTGAACATCATCGAATATAACAACACCCGCCTTTAAATCAACTTCTCCTTTAGGATATTTAATTTCCAATTCCTTAAGAGTTTCATTTAAAGTAGTAACTAACTTGTCATATTCAGCTTCAATTGAGAATACAAATTCTTGTATTTTTTTCTTTTCAGCTTCTAAATCTCTAAGTCTAATGTGAAATTCACCCAAAACATGTATTTGTTCTCCTGCTTTGGTTTGTAAAGAAGTTATAGTTTCTACAATTTCTTTTTCTAATTTTTCAGTTTTAATTGCCATAATATTATTTTTTATATATATAAATATATAGTTTTTATATTTTTGAAGAACTTATGTATGCTTCTAATGCTTCCACTTTATCCATAAGAATTTGAACTGTTTTGGTTAAAGGTACTACAAGTCTATCATACGATATTGAGTCTACAACCGATATACTTCCACTTACACCATAGTTACAATATCTTCTCAATTCGGAATCAGAATCCAACCATTCCGCAATAAATCCACCCTGTTTACCAATATATTCTTTTGGATTTGGTATTAATGGATAATTTATTGAATAATTTTCTTCAATATCACTATTAATTGCCGCCATTGGGGTAAATAAAACAGGCTTAATACGTCTAATACTTTCGTATGCCGATGCTGGATAATCTTCTATATCTTTTTTTATTCTAATTGTAGATGAATCCGATATCAATTCACGACCAGTAATTCCAAATTTAGGTCCGGCTGGTCTCAATCTAGCAGCTCTAGCTGCGCCACTTGATTCTGGAAACGAAGCACCTATTAGAACAGAGTTAGTACCATCAGTACCCAAACGAATTCCAGCTGCTGTATTTTCCGTTCCAATAAAACCACCATTTACCATTAAGTTATTTCCGGCACCCGTTAGTAACACATCACCTCCCGTTACTTTAATTGCCTGTGCAGTAGATGATATATTAGTGTTTCCAATTTCTATTCCAGGATAGGCTCCACTTGTTGCTATTTGTATGATTGGTGCGGTTGTAGTTCTTTTAATTGAAGCGAAGTTTGTACTATTTGATAGTACAATCATTCCATCTCTACCAATTTCAGTTTGAGCGAATTGTAATGATGTTGTTATTGTAGATGGGGTTAGTTGTCCATAAACGGTTAAGGTTGATGTGTAGGGGATGAATCCATATAGGACTGTCACCGTATGGAAATAATAAGTATTCGCCGTTGGAAATGTCATCGAAAATGTAGTTCCGGAATAATAAGTGAATCCAGATTCTTCTGCATTATATACACCAGTACCATACGCTAAGCTATAAGAGCCAATAAGTGTACCACTACGATTATTAGTTGTCCAACATTGTACCACTACATTCACTTGTGCGTATCCACCAACAAAATTACTATCTGTCTCGTATTGTATTTGGCTAATTCCAAAGTTTGGAGATGCTAAAACGTATGTTCCAGGTACATCAATATAAACTCCAGTATTATCAAGTGTCTCTTGTTCTATATCAATAGAACCTAAACTAGTGTATGTAGATGGAGAGAAAAGACTTCCAAAATTATATGAATTTTGAAAACTAATGTTCTCTGTGGTGGCTGCTGCCGGTAGTGTAATTTCACCTTGCTTAATAAATACTCTTGGTATATTACTAGAATCGGAAATTTTAATTTCTTTAAGACCTGCATCTAAAACAATTTGTCCACTATTATGTTGGAAATTACCATCTACAACTTCCCAATCACCGATTTGAGAAACAGTATTCGCATCAGTTTCAATTTTTCCTCTAATTGTTAAAGTTGCGTTATCCCAACTCATAAATGGTGGTTTATTACCTACTGCATAATGAACATCATCAGGATTACTTCCGAATCTGAATTGCCCATCTTGTTGTAAATAGAAACCGGCAGCTGAACCTGTTGTTAATGATGATGGTCCAGTACTTCGGATAAATCCATCTGTCAATCCATCAGTCCCAATAACCAATCCTCTTGTAATAGTTGCATCTTGCGCCAATAAAATATCAGTTGCAACCGAACTAAATGTTGCACCAAATGATTCCCAATATGTTGTATAATTCGCACCAGTAATTGGTCTTGTAGTTGTATCCGATGGTGTGTATGTTTCTTTACAAAGATAGTATTGTCCATTACTTCCTTTAACAACATCTCGTCTTGTAGCAAGTGCAGGTGCTGCTGGGTCTCTAAAATATTGTACACCCTGAGTCCACGGTCCTCTATAAACTACACCAGGACCAGGTCCACCTGCAGTTCCTGCAGTTCCATTAGTTCCACCACTTCCTGCAGTTCCAGATGTACCAGCTGCTGCAGCAATTGCCCAAGGACCAGCTCCAGGATATCCCGTTAATGCAGCTGTATCATTTGTTGCAATATGTTGGTAATTTTGTGCTTGCGCAGATGTACATCTCCAACTTTGTCCTGCGTATGAAACTATATCATTTGTAAAATAAGTAAATCCAACTGTCCATGCTCCTCTTAATGAACCTTCACTAACTCCTGGTTCAAGTTGTCTAATCGCTCCCACAATTGTTAAAGTATCCCCATCCCAAAACATTCCCTTTCCAGAAGTAGATGTGGTTTTGATTGAGAATCTACCGGTTGTACCGGAAGTTCCATTTTCATAAATTCCTAAAAATATACCAGGCCTATCATACCCTATAACTCCGGTAGGTGCTGCAGATGAACCCGCAGTTCCCGCAGTTCCTACGGTACCGGTTTGTCCAATTGCAATATACGGGTCAGTTCTTCCACCCGCTAATACAATATTTGCAAATGGAGTGTTTATATCTTTAACACCTACGTTAATTGTGTTTTTAACAAATGATTCTTCAAATATTGCAATCTTAGCTGCTACAAAGAATTCTTCTTCACCTAAATATTGCCAATGGTCACTATCAACCCAAGGAAAAGCCGAGCCACCATTATCCGGTTGTTGTGGTCCTACAATTATTCCTGGATTATGTTTCTTTCCAGTATTAGGACCAGAACCACTTGCAGCTGCCCAATAATGAGTTTCGTTATTATAATTTGCCGGATTTGGCCATATTACCGCATCTCTACGTTTATTTGTGGTTTCAACCGCGCCAATGTAATCAACGGTATTAGACCAAATACCTCTCATTACAATACCAGGTCCCGTATTACCTTCGTATTGTATTGATAATGATTGTGTTTTAATTAAAGTTTGTCTTCCTTCACATTCTATTTGATATACAATTTCTGCGGTTGGATTATTTACAGGATCGGCCCAACCGGTAATACTTCCAATTGTTGCAGGAGTTCCACTCACAAATTGACCAGCAGTTAAACCACCCGCTAAAGTAATGTGACCTGATTTACTGGATATTGTTACTCTACATTTTTCTTTTGATAATCCAGTAGTACCATATGAATCAGTATCAGTAGCCGGTAATGGATTTGTATTCACCAATTCGGTACTACCTCTATACACTCTAATACTATTACTTGTTCCTGTTAAATCATATTGTCCTGATACTTTGTAAACCACCGATGCATTTTCATTAGTCATTTGAACATCATATGGTGCGGGTGCTTCAAATTGAACTGTGAATGATTGTGTTACAAATTGAGTTTGTCTCGCTAAAGGTCTAATACTAGTATTTGTACTAAATCTATCTCCTTCAAAATCTATTCTATATACAATTTGTCCACTTTTGTTTGTAGATGGAGAAGTCCAACCCGTAATATTTCCAATTGTTGCCGGATTTGTTGTAGGAGTAGGGAATACGGTCGATTGATTAATCCAAGCATCTTTATAAACTATGGATGCGGATGAAAATCCTAATACCCCTATTGGTTCATTATTAAAATCCAAATCATTTGGGTTGTTGGGAAGTGGTAATGGATTTGCATTTGTTAATTGTTGATTACCATTGAATGTTGTTATTTTCATTCCCGTACCACTAACATTCGTTGTCCACAAATCAGCAGTTATAGAACAATTATCATTTGTTGAAGCGAGTTTATACGAATCAGCCCCTGCCTTTACACCAGATATAGTTAATTGAGCTTCTGCTCTATATGGGTTTACAGTTGGAGATGTATATGGATTTCCGTCTGTTATTTTAACTTTAAATGTTCTTTGTGTATCAGGTGCTATATCAGAATAGTTCACTTGGTCAAACAAATCACAAAAAGCAGGATTTCCAGAACCAACAAATTGTGAGTTAAATGTTTCAGAGCCATCTAAGGCAACATCGTATATAGAAAAATATACTTTATCCGCAGATGATGTTGTATTAAATGCAGTGGCAGATAATATAATTGGATTATTGGATAAAGCACTAACTCTACCATTTCTATCGTAGTTTACCGTATATGAAGATGCTTTAAAATCAACACTACGTGCTTTGGGTGGTGTTACATTTTTTGTAAATGTTTGAGTACGAGTAAAAATAGATGATGTATATAGATGTCCGGCTCCTAGCGCAAATGGATATACTTGAATGGTATATATTGCGTTAGCCGAAACATATGGATGGTCAAATCTATTAAAATTTAAAGTTGCTGTACTAAACGATGATGAACTCGGTCCATGTGTATTAAATAACGTTGGGTTTGTAAAATCAATACCGGAGCCAGTTCTAATAGGCCATATTCCTAGTGAACTACTAGTTTCTACCTTATTTATTCTCCAAGTACCAGGATCAGTTGATTGAGTTGTAAATATTAAAAAATCATCTCCTTCTTTTACTTGAATTGTTGTATTAGCCGCTGCATAATTTGTATTAGTAACAAATCCAACTTCATCCGCTATTAATGATGGGGATGTTGGTGATATTAATATTTGAATTGGTGGAGCTCCTTCTAATACTTTAGTATAATTAACAACCACACTCGCCGTATAAATTGATGAAGTAAAGTAAGGATGTATAATTAATGGATATTCAATACTTCCACTTAATTCTCTCATATTAGATGAAGCACTTACTATTAACGATGCCGTATATGGTACTCCAAATGATGATGTAAATTGTACATTTCCAGCTTTAACATTTCTTTCAATTATAGAAGAAGTTGCTATATAAAAAGTACCATGTGTACTTAAATTATTTAAAGTATATGCACTTGAACTAAACGCAAGATATGAAGCACCTTGCTTTAATTTAATATCAGTAATAGATGGTCTAAAATCATTTATAACTCCTCTTGAATTTGCACCAAGTGTAATTGATATTGGATTTACTTCAAATACAATACTTTCATCTCCTTGCTTTCCTTCCGGTACAATTGTAAATGTTTTATCGATACTCACCGATGCCGAAGTCCAAGGTTCGGTATAAACAAATGTTAATGTTAAATTTTTAGTTTGGTTTAAAGGACTTCTAACATTACCATTTGGTGTTTGTGATGGAATTATATTTTTATTCTCATCTCTAGCAACAACCGTTAAAGTTGGGTCTAAACTTTGTGTATGATAATATAACCAATATTCAGGAACCCAATCTTTGTTAATTGACATCGATGGATAAACCTGAAACGAAGATGTTACCGATTCTATTTCTCCAGGCGCAGTACCTCTTTTTGCAAATGATGCTGTTGCGAATGCAAAGGTAGGTCGAAATGTGGATTCAATTCTAGGATTTATTGTAAACGTATCTACATTAAATAACACTTTACCACTATCTAAACCATCTTGCAAATCTTCCAATATGATTGATGCTAATATAGATGAAGATACTGCGTATGCGGGACCTGATGCCGCTGATGAAGAAGGCATTAAGAAAATTGTCCTTCTAAAATCTATTGAATCTCTATTGAATACTGCATTATAATCTATTTGTCCTGTACCAATAGAACCTGTTGTTAATCCATAAATCATATTACTAGCAGTAACATATGATAAATTTACAAATTTATCGGGTTCTAAATTTGGATTTAATTCATAATTTTTTGAACGAGATATTATATGTAGCTGAATATCAGAAAAGTTTTTGTAAGATTGTTTACTTAATAAAATATCATTTATACCATCAATTCTTACTGCCTGTATTTCTAAAGATGATGTACTACTATTTCGTATTTGAGTTCCTCTAAAAGGTCTAATAATATGATTTACTCCACCAAATCCATCTAATATTTTATATATGTTAATAGTATCGGTAAATCCTTCACACTCTCCAGTTAATTTTATTAATTGAACATTTATATCACTTCTAGAACCTGTGAAATCTTGAACTCTCATAAAAACATTACCAGTTCCTATTCCCTGCAATACACCAGGATATTGACCACTTCCAGAATAAAGAGGTATTGGTTGCTGAAAGATAGATTGTGTATATTGTGATGAAGATAATGCGTTTCCAAAAAAATCAAATGATGCGGATGTATAACTCACCGAACCTGTTAATAAAGTTTTTTCTTCTTCTATTGTTATAATTGTAGGTGGTACTGGATTAGAACCAGAATCAAATTGAAATCCTGCACTTGATGCTATTAATCTTAATTGTTTTCTAATTGTTTGTAAATTACCACCATCGAATGTTTTAGATTCTTCTACTAATACGGGAACATAGTTGTTATTTATATCATAAAATTCAAAACGATAATCAAAAGTTTCAACTGGCAAACTTCTTGGTACTGATTGTATAAATGTTATTTCATCAGGAGAATATGCCGTTTCTTGAGCGGCTCTTAAACTTACATCAGCTATATGCCATCCAGTTCCTTTTACTTCAAAATATAGTTTTGAATTTGTAAAATTTTCAGCTCTAAAATTTACAGACGCTATTTGTTTTTGTAAAATGGCAGATGAATTCGCTTTAAATGTTACTATATCCTGTTCATCTCCGCCAATTACCGAATCTTTAGAACCACTAATAAAAACTCTAAGTTGACCTAATTGTCCTATGGTTGTACTATTTCCTCTGTAATTTAATCCAAGTGTATATTCTGTATTTTCAGTTAGATTAAATGATTTTGATGTGTAATAATAATTCGATGATAAGTTTCCATCTAATTTTACTGAATTAAATAAATAATTTTGATTAAATGTTGCCGTTAACGAATTCGATGATGTTACCCAATATCCAGTTGGGTGTTGCGATTTAAAATTTTCTTTATCAAAAATTCCATAGAATTCTTGATTTTTTACCTGAGATTCTAAATCTATAAGTAATTCATTTGATTCTAATTGTATTTCCTGAATGAATTGATAATCTGCTAAATCCGATTGCGATTTTCTAAATATTTTTACTCTAGCAACATCGCCAACAAATGTAGTTAAATCGGTAATATTAATTTTAGCAAAAGAACCAGTCAATGCCGTTTTTAAATTATCAACTCCCTCCGTATAATTAAAAGATGCAGTAAATCCTTCATTTGTAAAATTTTCAACAATAGCTATACTACCCTGTGCTTCATCGTAATATGGTGGTTGTACAATAATTTGTCTGTCATTTATTATTTCAGTTACTAATGGTCTATAAGATAAATTAGGAAATTCCAAATAAGTGTCAACTACTGATGCTGTCCAAAATGTGTTACCAACCGTAGTTAGTAGATATGAAGTTGGTGATGTATAATTTAGTAATGATTGACCGGCTACAGGTGTTTGAGATGTACCAATCACCGAACCCGTTTGTATTTTTTGTGCAACAACGTTTGAAAATATTGGTTTTACTATTTCGGTAATATTAACAACCGGTCTTTTGTAAAATCTAACTTTATCTTCATTCGAAAGTAATCTATTTACTTTAAATGTTTTTTCCCATTTTAAGTTATAAACACTTTTCCACTCATCTGGAATTTCTTGCGTTATCCCATCTGCATCTATATAATTTTTTGCTTCTCCTAAAATTGTAATCTTAGCTTCTCCAATTGGAGTATCTTCATACACATAAACTGCAATTAATTTTGATAATCCCTCATAGTATTCAGGAATACCATTACCAGGCTCATAATAGATTGGGTCTCCGTTAACATCTAATATTTGAATTTTTATTTCAGTTGTTTCTTTTAGATATGGAGAACCTTCAATTAAAAACCCATTTTTACCGCCAGTAAATACATCGGCAAATTCAGTTACTTTGAAATAAGTTGAATTGGGGTTATCATCCACCAAAAACGTATTATAATTTGTTAATGGTGCTGTTAATGTTTCAGCATATTTTTTTATTATCGGCATTTGATTCTATGATTATTTGTTAATAAATATTAGGTTTAATATTTATAATTAATAAAAACTAAAGAATACTAAATAAAACTAAAGAAGTATATGAAAAAATACGCTATGATACAAATTGATGCTGAAATTCATCAAGTATTAAAAGATTTTTGTAAAGAGAAGGGTTATAAGATAAATGGGTTAGTGGAAACCCTTATAAAAGAAAAGGTGCAGTCTTTAAATAAGACCACACCTAAAAATATATTACCGGTTACATCTAAAATTTAATCTTAGAAAATCCGTTTTCTTTTTTTATTTCTATCAACCCGTCTACAATATCTCTCATTTGTTCTAAGTGAGAAATAACCCAAATAAAATCGAATTGAGTTTTAAGATACTGCATCATCATAAACAATGAAGATAGGTTATCTGCATCCAATGTACCAAATCCTTCATCTATTACTAAGAAGTTTGGACGAGGTAATCCACATATGTTTATAAGTGCAACTCTGATTGCCAATCCACTAATAAATTTTTCCATGCCACTACCCATTTCTAATGTCCACTCTTGGTCTTCATAGACAAGTTTTGCATTAATATTTTTACCGTCAGTATCCATTGAAAGTGAAAAATCTACAACTTGTGCTAATATGTTGTTTACTTCGTTTTCAATTACAGGCATTGCTTTGGAAATAAGTTCGTACGGTACTCCATCCTTTTTTACCGCATCTAAATAATAAGTGTAAAGTGTATTTTTATTTTCTAAATCTTTTACTTCACGTATCTTTGCTTTAGTGGTATTAATAAATGAATCAATAGAACCAATTTCACCAGTTTTTTGTAAAATCTTTTTATTTGTATCTAAAATATCTTTATCAACTTCCTTTTTTTGAATTTCTAAACTTTTAATACGTTCATTTATTTCTTTATTTTGTAATATGGTTTCCGATATTGCATTGTATCTATTAATATCGGCTTTTATTCCAGAAAGTTGTGTTATTAAAAGTTCGTATTGAGTTCCTAAACCATCCCACTCCGCTTGCGTTTTTTGTATAATAATTTCACCTTTTTGATATTTGTTACGAAGTTCTATTAAACTACTCCACACATCTTCAACATCCGCAAAAGGTTCAGTTGCTTTGATTAAAGCATGGTGACCGATATTAAGAGTTTCTAATTGAGATTCTTGTGTTTTAACAATTTCTTTAGTAGCAATTGCATCCTTAACGAATACGTTATTCATACAATACTGACAATTAGGGTCATATTCATGTTGTTCCAAATGTTTTAACTTATCTAAATTAGATTCGTATTGTGATTCCAATTTATCTATTTGTTGTTGTACATCTGCAATTTTACCCTTTGCTAAATCCCACTCTTTTTTAGCATCATCTATTGATAATCCATTTATTTCCGAATGTTGATTTATGGATTGTGATACTTCATTTAAAAGTGTCTGGTATTCGTTTATCTTAACTTCTTTATCTTCTCTATCCTTTCTATTAGTTACCAATTTGCTCTCAATGCTGCCCTTCGCTGCCTCTAACGTGGATAGTTCTAATCGGCTATCGATTGGAGTTAGTGATTCCTTTAGGTCAGATATTTGATTTTGGATTCCCTCCTTTTTTTTATTCAAATCTTTAAGGGTTACCTCTAACTCGTTTACAATTTTTTTTGATTCTTTTAGGTCGGTTTCTTTTGTCGCTAATTCGGTTGTAAAATCAGTACGTTTGAAATTTCTGATAAGTGCACTCACTTCCTTAATGTCTTCATTAGCAGCCTCATACAACTTATCGAATATATCTAACCCCATAAATTGGGCCATTAAATCTTTCCTTTCAGATTGTGATTTATCAATGAATAAGGTATTGTTTCCCTGAAGGGATAGGGCAGTAAGTACAAAGTCTTCATACCTACCAACGTATTGTTCAATGATGGAGTTAGTATCTCTCCTTTCAGTTCCATTAAGGGATTCCGTTATACCATCTTTTACCCTCCAAAATTGAACATCTACTTTAACGTTTCTTCCATTGTTAACCATCCTTGCTTCTCTCCTTATAAAGTAAGGGATTCCCTCTACATTAAAGTCCAATTGGCAATGGAAGTCTGATTTACGATTATTTAGTATATTACCTGCTTTGAATGTCCTACTACATCTATCAAACAAACAAAATGATATCGCATCAAATAGGGATGATTTTCCGCTAGCATTTGGTGCGAATAATCCCATTAGTCCGCTAACCTTATCAAAATTAATTATATTATCTTCACCATAGGAAAACATATTAGAGAATTCAAATCTTACCGGCTTCCATTGTACGTTTCGGGTTAAATCATCTATTACTATCCTACTATTAATTTCTTTATTTAATGATTGGATTCCTAATATATCTTCCGGTGTTACAAATGGCATCATCCTTTGTATATAATCGGTTATTAAAGAGTTTTGATAATTAACATCCGTAATATCTTCAAGTTCTAATTGGTTATCTCTATCGCCAGTTTTTTTCTTTGCTAAACTATCAGTTTTTATGATTGTAAAATCTTCAACACCATATTTTATTTTGATTTCAGTTATTGCTCGCTTTGTATCTGCGGCATCGGTATCAGAAAATCTTACTCTAAGTCTTGGAAACTTTGGTAAATTAATTACATCTGGTACTATACCATTTATGATATCCATAGTATAATATCCATAATCATTTTGAATATCAACTTCCTCATAGGTCATTGTATCTAAATCCCAAACTAAGAATCCATGCTTATCTAATGTCTCACCGAAGTTTTGTTGTACCAAAGAACCGGCATATACCACTTTACAACCGGATGGTGATATCATCTCTTGTCTTTTATGAATATCCCCCAATAGGGCTAAATCATATCCATCAAACATATCAGTTGTAAAATGACGTGAAGATACTACATATCCGATATCGGTTTGAGAGTTATCAACTGGTCCGTGAAATAGTGCAATCTTTTTGTTTGCAAATAATGTATCGGCTTTAGGCCAATTATTTTTGTTATCAAATATACTGAATACTGCAAAATCCACATCACCTATTCCGTAAACTTGAGTATCTCTTAAATAATGTAGGTTTGGTAATTTTAATGCATCTACAATTGGAGTAAGTACATCCAATCTATCCGAATTATTCATATTACAATCGTGATTACCCGCAATAAGAATAGTTTCACAATGTTTTGTACACTCCGTTAATAACCAACTTATTTCTTTTAGTAATTCAGGTGACATTTCTAATTTAGCGTGTGCAATATCACCTGCTAAATAAATAATAGAATCTTCAGTTCCTCTTTTCTTAATCTCATCGAACATAGAGTAGAATACTTCTCTAAATTCTTTATGTCTTTTTACATTACGAATGTGTATATCCGCAATATGATAAATTCTTTTTAATTTACTCATATATTATTTAGTTTGGATAGGACTAAGTCATCCCATCCGGTTTCTTTAGCTCCTTTCAATAATTCGTTTACTTTTTTAAATCCCATTTCACCAGCATCTTTATCAGTTGGTATAATATTTTTTACTTTAATCCCATTTTTCATAAACCATTCGGTATGTTTAGTAGAATCATCTACTGCATCGGAATCTAACATAATTGTTACATCAGTAACACCCTTTTCCATAATTTTATTTTTTAATTTGCTAAGTAAAAACTTACCTAATAATGGAATTACATTTCTCTTTACTGAAAATGAATCGAATACACCTTCTACTAAAATAATTGGTTCGTTCCAATTTATTTGATTCTCAAACACAATTACATCTCTACTAATTGGCGGATTCTTATATTTCATTTTTTCATCTTCATAAAAAGAACGAGCTACGAAATAATTAAGGTCACCATTATCATCGTAAGAAGGTATAATAACTCTACCACCATATAACCCATCTTCACAATATCCGATGTTATACTTTACGATATCAGCTTTTGTAATATTTCTTTTATTTAAATAGTGAAGGGCTTGATTATAAGTAGGATTAATACTTTTTGGGCAAAAGTACAATTGTTTGAATTCTTTTGGTAATTGCAACTTAACTACATATTCTTCTTTAGAATCATATTCAGGTTCATCCCCATATACATCTTTAACCTTATTCAGGTCCCTAATATCTACATTGAGTTTGCGAAGTAGAGAATATATACTCCTACCTTTAGAATCACATACCCAGCAGTGCCACCTTTGAGTATCTAAGTTTATTTGAAGTTTCTTTTTGTGGTGATTACAAAATGGACAATGGTGTGCCTGTTCGTTTCCCTTTAAGGATGAACCCACTCCGAGTGTAGAATCTAATATTGTAATTATTTGTAATTTATTCCTACCAGATAGCATAGTTTGGATATTATTATCACAAATATACGAAAATTATCTGATATAACCTAATTAATGGTTAGAATTCTTACAATCCATTAGAAAATCTGCTAAGAATTGTAATTTATTAGCAATTTGCTCTCTTGGTACATTATTGATTACCATTCCTTTAAGGTCTACTAATGATGCCGCTGCTATTTTTAATGCATCATCTTTTGCGTTTAAATAAGCTTCGGAGATTCCGTACTTTTTTGAGATTTCAGGTATTGTCATAACTATGGGTTTATAATATCCCTACGGAAGAATTTTCCCATAAGGTTTTCGTTTATTGCTTGTTCATTGGCCAGTACATCATAATGAAACTGCCATTTAATTTCGTAATATGATAAAGATTTCTTTGAAAAGCAAAACTGGATAATTTCTCTTTCAAAATCACCAGCTCTACCTTCTTTTACTTCGGACTTAATCCATTCGTTTGATGAATAGTATTTCTCCCAATCGGAAGCACTTCTAACAACTCTTTTTCTAGTCTTTCCCTTTAAGGGTTTCAATCTTCGAACTTGATTTAGGGATTTTTTCCCTATATAAAATCTACCAGTTGGTATGTGTATCATTTTATAGACAAACCCAACTGCACCTTCCGGTGTGCTTTCCTCCGTAACAATATTTCCATTAAATTTCCAACTCATTGATTATTTTTTGAAAAGTTCTGAATACTTTTTTGTAGTATTCACTGCACCTTTTCTAGCTTTGCTAAGTTTAGTTTCATCAGTTGATAGGTTTAACCCACCATCCGCATTTATTGGAGTTTTATCTCCACCTTTAGTATTAGCTACTCCTGTTTTAGGAATTGATTTTGTGTATATATCAACAATGCTTGCCATTTTTATATGTGTTTATTTAGTATAAATATAACGTTATGTATCGAAACGTATTATAAAATTAACTGGATAGTTTGGTTCTGATTTAATTGGTTGTGGTAATTTTGCAACTGCTAGTAATGATAATGAATCATCATACAACCCAATTGTTGTAATATATGGAGCTAAATAAGAACCAGTTGGGTCTATTGAACCACTATACTCATAATCATCAAAACTACCAAATTTAGTAGGGTCTAATTTAGAAACATAAGCATATTTTGAATTTCTTACATTTTTAATCCCAGCATCATAATAATCAGTAGTAACTAAATCATTTGGTTTTTTTCGTAGTGATTCAGCTCTACTTGTGGTTATTCTAACTTTTTTAGCACCATCTTCATATACTGCTGATGGATTTTGTGAAAAATTAAATTCTCCCTCTAACACTGGTATGAATATTTCATTTTCATATATTGTTTTTGTAGAACGAAAATCCAAAGTAAATTGAGTTAAATTTCCAGCACCAGAACCACTCGTTATATCTCTAGTTAAAACAACTAATCCCCTATCATAAAAAATATTACCAGATACATTACTACCAGAATCTATTAAATTTGAATAACTATCATCGGTAAATGTTTTTGAAGTTGCATCGTTGGTTAACACAACAGTACCTGGCTTTATACCTTCTCCATAATAAGATTGTGGAATTGAAAAAACTGCCATTTGTTCCTGTAAAACTCTTTCGTTTTTTGAAGTGTATGACCTTCTTCTTCCAACTTCCGTTATCATTGAAGATGTTTCTGGATTTAAATAAAATTGTGCTTTTATTGAACGAAATAAACTTATTTTAGAATACCCATATGATTTTTCTTCAATTTCCGCATCATAGTCTCCAATACTCCCACTTTTAGCAAAAATAGGGTTAATATCATTTTCATCCAATCTCCATTCTTTATAAACTTTGAGAGGTCTTACTATAATATCGGATTTTGGAATTTGTTTTAACATCTATTATTTTCTTTTATATAAATATTCTATAAATGAAAAACCCCCTTTGATTAGGGGGCTTATCATTTTATCTAAAATAATTATTATTAGAATGAAAGTTTAACTTTAATTAAAACTTCTTTATCAAATGATTTAACAATTGGTTGAGAAGTTTTTGCCACAGCAATAAGTTCGTTTGAATCATTATAAAGACCTACGGTTGTAACAAACGTTTGAGGGTCAGTTTCAAATGTTGGTTCGGTAAAGAATCCACTAGCATCTACATAAGTAGGGTTATTAGAGTAGTTAAATTCTCTATTTGTTGCTCTTACGAAGAAGTGTTGAGTAGAAATATTTTCAGTTCTACGTGCTTCAAAATCACCACCTTTTTTAATTGCGTAGAATAATAATTTTTGATTATATGCTTCGTGCGTTGTTGCTATACCACCTTGTAAACTACCAGTGTTTTGAAATCCAACTTCACCAACATTACCAACTACGTTTCCTATTGCTCTAGCATTAAGAACTATAATACCTCTTTCAGGATAGAATTCTCCAAATCCTTCACCAGTCGCTGAATGTGCTGGTTTTAAATCAGTAGCTATATCTGCAGAATGTTTAATCGTTGCTTCACTTTGAGTTCCCAATTCTAATGAACCAGAAACTACTTTAAATACATTACCAGCTAATCCATAAGTATCTCCAAATTTCTTACCACTATTATCAATGAATGTAAATAATCCATTAGAACCAGAAAGTTTTAATGACCAGTTACCCGCATCCATACTTTCTCTAAATCTATTCCTAGCTAAGTTTATGAAATAACAACCATTTGCATCAGTTGCAATATTAGTTGAATTATCAAAATTAAATTTAGAATCAATTGGGTCTAACAACATTGATTTATATTGTGCGTATGTTGCTTTTGTTGCCAATAATGAATTATCATCAACCGATAAAGCCGCAGAACCACTACCATCAACGTGTCCATAAGCTATTGCAAATTGAACTTCTTCTTCATCGGTAGTTGCCGGTGATAAGTCATACACATTGTAATAATATTGTCCACTTTGTTGTGCTATTTGTATAGATGATGTAAATGCACTATTTAAAGAACCAGAATCACCAGACCATAGTCCAGTTGTTACAATTTCTATTTTTGCGTTTACTTTATCAAATTCACCAAATCTTTTATAAATACCGGTTGTTTGTGCTCCAACAGTTGATATTTGTTGTCCTGCAGGTAATACCGAATTTAAAAGTGTTACAAGTTGATTTGAATCTACCGTCCCAGTATTAGCTAATGCTGCTATCTGAGAGGTTATATTTGGGTCATTAATTAGTGCCATTTGTTATATCTTTTTATTATGCTTTATATGTTACAATCACAGGTATAGTTTGAGAACCTCCGGTTTCATTACCATATACGGTAATGGTTGTAGATACATCTAACGTTAATCCTGGATTTGGTGTGAAACGGAATTCCAAACCAGTTACAACCTGAGCAGTTGTTGTTATTTCATCTCCTAAGAACAATGTATTACCTGTTCCACTTGCTCCTCTAGTTACTGTCAACGTACCTGCTCTTTGGTCTGCTAATACCATAGTATATCCAGTACTTGCATTTCCTGCAGGTGATGTAGTTGGTAATAATCCAACCGCCCCTTCACTTTGATTTACACTAATTGAAGGTACACCCAATCTTACAGTTGGGATTTGAGTAGTTCCTTTTGGAAGGGTTACTAACTTATATCTTAATACTTGAGTTTCATCAGGACTTGCTTCCGTTACAGGAATAGCTCTAATTGCTGAATCGTAATAAGCCGAACCCTTTGGATGAGCCGGTTCATATAGTGTATAATCAATCTCATCATCTCCTAAAGCGAACTTTGTAATGTTCAAAGATTGTCCAGATGCTAATTTTTGTCTTCCTTTTTTGGTAAGAATTGCATCTACTGTTATTTCCGTGTTATCTAAATATGCCATTTGATATTGTTTTTTTAATTCTTTATTTCTAAAATATAAATATAACCAATTATTATTTTCAATTATTAATTCTTATAACCGTTTCTTAAAATTAATCAACTTCCAAAATCGGCTCTCCACTACCTCTACCAGTCTTAGCAACTTTAAGAATATTAGGATTTGTTATAAATGTTTCTACCGCACTTAATCCATCTGGTGTGGTTGATGAATTTTGAACAGAACCTTTAAAATATGAACGTCTTAATCCTTCAGATAAATTATTTACATATTTGTAGTGAGTTGGTAAATATCCTTTAAAAGTTTGTACTTCGGCAACGTCATTGCCAATCGTTATACTTCCACTAAATGGTAAAGTTGAAACTCTATACCTATATAATGTAACTGGAACTTTTTCATATCTCACAGGCTCATTTAAAGCTGCTCCATTTACTGGCCATCCCTTAACTTGAGTGTTTATTTTTTGAGTATATTGTTCTTTTACAACATATACGTTACTTCTACTTGAGGTGTGATTTCCAAAAATATTATCAAAATAATTAATTTTTGAAACACCATTCTTTGAGTATAAACCAAATCCTCTATTTGCTAAAGAATTCGGGTCCATTCCAATTTCGGTAAATGTCATTGAATCGGCTTCACCAACTAAACTAGCACCAATTGGACATTGTATTTTGGTATCAAAAAATGGTGCACTTGCTTCAAGTTCTGGTTTTATAGAATTTAAAATCTCACCATTATACATTATACTTTGACCTACTATTGATGTATCGGCTATATCAATAACTGAATCATAATTATTCAATTCACCTGCCAATTGACTGATATTATCTACATCTAAGTTAGCTTCTTCTACCAAATAATCAGATGTAGTAGTTATGTTTCTTTTTGTATCAATAATTGATTCAAAGTCATTTCTTTCGGATACAGGTTTTGTCCACTTAATTTTACTTCTTTCTAAAAAGTGTGGTTCAATCAATAATCCTTTCACTACATTAGTTCTTGCAGGCGCTAATTCAATTAAAGTATCGAATAAAGACCTATCAATATATTTAACCAATCGTATATATTCGTAGATATCTCTATTATCCAATCTTTCAAAATAATAACGTCTTAATGTATCTAATTCTTTGTAAGTTGTTCTATATTCATCGGATGGATTTCCTATATAGTTATCTATATTAAAATCACCAAATGCTTTTAAGATATCCATATTCAATTCCTTAATTGGAGAAAAGAATAATCCTAAACGATTCGTATCTATTGGTGCCTGGTCAAATGCTTTTTTAGTTGCTCTTGTTTTATAAGATAAATCAGTAACCAATGATGCGGATTCAAATCTTACTTTATTAGAATAATTAAATCCTAAAGATGGAACATTAGCCGTTACAGTTCTATCATATGGAATATATTGATATGGATATGTTGCCGCGGAATACATATTACTTGCAGTTGCAGAACCTTCTCCATATATTTCACTAATTGAAACGTTTTTAATATACGGGTCTAAAATTCTATCTTTTGGCTTTTCAAAATCTAATCTGAATACTAAATCCGCTGTTGATGCTGTGTATGAGTTTCCATTAATTGCATCTGGAAATAATGTATGATTTTCAAACTTACTTCTTTGTAAAGGAACTTTCCATAATCTTACTTCATCCAAATTTCCTTGAAACCCATTACCACCAATTTGTAAATAAGAACCGGTTTCCCATTGTGTATCATCCGTTTGTATGGACATACTAACTGATGTTATAATTCTCTGCCCATCACTCGTTCCCCACCATACCTCAAACCAAGAAGAAGAATCAGGACTATTATGTCTATTAATTACAACTTGTGAATAGTGTTCTGTTGAAATTGGAAAATCTAAACTTCCAGTTTTTAAATCAGGACCATACGCATATGGCTCATCATTAATATATTGAATATAATAAGATGCGGGTGTTGATATACTTTCGGAAAAATATGTACTATTTGAAATATCTCCACCAAAGTTTAATTCTAATTTACCAAAAGAACCAGTAGTTTGTACTAAATCCAAAGTCCATTCACTACCACTTATTAAAGTATAAACTGGCGTTGGTAATTCATTTGGTAATATTCTAAATTCAATACAATTAGGATAATCAACACTATTTATTTCATGCCACGGAACTTTAATATTTGAACTACCATTTCCATTTAAGTCTCCTTTTAAATAAAATGCAGCGGTTCTATCATCAAATGTAAATTTACTAGTACCACCTTGCGTTGGGTCTTGTGGTCCACCAAATTCCATTATTGTTAACATAGATTGTGGTACACCATAACAAGCCATAATAGCTTTCATAGCTCTTGCAGTACCTTTATGTTTTAACAAATAAGGTAAGTTATTTAATATCCTTCTCCAAACTTCATCATTGGCTTCAGATAGTGGCATTCCATATTTTTGAAATCCATCTTTTGTTTTACCAAATGCATATTCCCATAAGAATGGTGAATTAAAAGCGTTTTTAGGATTCCAACCAAACGATTGAAGCATTTGAGAAACTAATGTATTTGATAAACCATTGATTTGTTTATGTTCTAATATTTTATTATTATCCAATGCTTTAACATAAGCCCATACTATATCAAAGTGTTGACCAATCATATCTAAGAAAACTATAAAATCATTATTATTATAATCTTCTCTAATAAATTCAGGTATATTATTTACTAAATAATTAGGATTGTATTTATCATAATTTGCCGCTTCATCAATTAATACATTATACCATGCAGTAACACTTGCGTGCGTTGTATCCCTTAAAATAAGTGTTCCTAATCCCGTAATTGGATGTACATATAATACCTTTGGATATGCTAAATTGTTATTTGATTTGTATAAAAAGTTTTCAAATCCATCAAAATTTCTTAAAATACCATTTATTGTATTTAATACTTTTTTAGCTTCACCGGCTTGATTTACACCACTTGATTGTGCAATTTCCCATTGAACATCAAATAGACCATCTTCAGTTATTACTTGAAATCCATTTTCCGTTAAAATACCACCATTATAACCATCATACGGTGGAATGAATGTTGTTGCTATTAATGCTTCATATCTCGCTTTGTAAGTTTCTAATAATTTTACTTTGTAAAAGAAATTAGCGGCTCTTTCTTCAGCTGAACCAAAATGTGAAAAAGATTTAAATGTATAATCTGAACCACTTACATATTGTAAATTTAATTTAGTAGTATTAACATTTGTTCCTTCTAAATAATTATTAACTATATCATTTGAAGTTATTGAACCACTTGCAATCAAATCATCCAATATCTGATATGCAACTCCATTATTTTCTTCCAATGAAAAGTTAGGACCTTTTAATGGAGGACAAAAACTTGCATTTTCACCAGTTATATTTATTGTTTCTATAATTGGGTCTGACTGTAATTTAGAAATCCATACCTGTTGGTTTGGTTGTATTGCAGTTGATAATGGCTCATATAATTTTAAAATCAAAGAACCCTCACTACCCAACCAAGTTGTAATTAATTTATTATCGTTTGGTAAATGTAATAAGTGATTTAAATATTTCGATGATTCATCTACTAAAGATGCGGTATTTAATTGTGATATAAACCCATCAACTAATCTATTAATAACTACATTTCTCGGTATTGTTAATTCACTTTTATCAAATTGTATTGTAATAAATTCTTCCTTACCAACAACAACTTCGTTTCCTTGTTCGTTATATGGTACTAATTTTAATGTTAATGATATTAAACCATCACTTTCAGTATATTGTGCACCAGGTGAATTAAGTAATTGTTGATAATTTAATGTTACATTTCCCGCAGATGTAGCTTGTGTGTGTTGAGAACTTCCTAATACAGATATTCTTACATAATCAGTACTTACTGATTCATAACTAATTTTAAAATTTACATTTGTACCTACATAATCTGGACCTTTTATTAATGTTGGGTAATTTATATTTCTAATATCAGGTACACCAACATAAGTTTCAGATACTACATTTAACATTAACTCAATTGGGTCTCCATCATTACCATTACTAGTAAATGGTATTATAATTATTCTATATTTTCCTACTGTTGGTAATTTAGCTAAAGGTATGTTAATTAATGCAGATTCGCCTGCTGCTAAATTTGAATATGTAAGTTCTTCATTTGCAAACTTAACTCTTACTCCTTCCGTAAACTCATTTTTATAAATTCCAATGTATGCATCAATTTCAGAATTGATGTTATGTTTTCTATTTAAATCAGGATTTACAAAACTTATAGAGGGTTTATCCAATGATATTACTGGTATAGTTTCTGTTTGAATATCAACTACATATGTTTTATCTATTGTTATCTTAGTACTAACCGATTCCGTATCGGTTACTGCCAATAATTTTTCACTTGTATAACCATTCGCTGATACTGCTATTTCTGTTATTCTTGATATAGTATTTCCTACTGAATTACTTTTTATTGTAACAATTTTACCTATTAATGTTGTTATACCATTAACACCTGAGTTAAGTGTAACTGTTTCTCCAGCAGTTCCATCTGCATTATCAATAAGTAATTGAGCACTACCATCTGCACCGGTTAACACAACCGTCAATGCCTGTACATTGCCTAAATTATCTTCACCATCATCCGTAGCGCCAGCTTTTTCTAAAATAAACGTAATATCTTTATCAATTTCTGCAATCGTTTCCGGTTGCACAATACCATTTATATAATGTATTATTTTAAACTCATAAAAATTAGTGTTTCCATACTCTGGATTATTTTCATCTATTGTTGGTAAAAATTCAAATTTAGATAATCCTATAATTTTTAAATTATTTGTTTTTCCTTCTTCTGAAAAAGGGATTGCCGTATAAACAGGGTTATCGTTAACATTATAATTTGGACTCGGTATTAATGTTATAACATAATTTTCAACACTTTTTTTATAACCGTTTCCAACTACTTTAATATTATAATCTCCATTATTAAAAATATCTCTTGCAGATAATTTAATTTCACTTGGACTTACTAATCCAGATGATTGTTCATTTATATAAATTGATGCTTGTATTTTTTCACCAGAATACGTTTTTGAAAGAATATCACCGATTACACATTTTATTTGTAATTTTCCTGAGAAATTACTTAAAGGTGTGTTTGGCTTATCAGTAAGATAGACCATAGCAGGAGGAGTTCCGCCGGTGCCAGTTTCAGTTCCACCGCTAGTTGCGCCGCCACCGCCACCTCCGCCATTTGCGCCGCCACCGCCACCTCCGTCAGTTTCACCACGACCTAAACCACCATCGCTTAATATTTCTTCTACTGCTATCATCTATTATACAATTGTATTTTTTATATTTTATCTTTGTGCGTTATTTCGATTTTTACCTTGACCAGCAGCTCCTAAGTTAGGTCTACCGAACCCCCCATCTTCAGGATTACCAATTGGGTCATCACCGCCTAATCCACCTCCACCACCGGAGCCGCCTCCACCAGGTCCTGGATCAGGTGCATTATATCCACATTGTGCCGAATTAGCTAAAAGTAAGGCCGTATATTCCCCACCTTTGCCATCCGCATATTTACCATATAAATCAAACCCTTGACAAAATGATGAAAGAATTGTTCCTGCTGTTGGAAAGGGTTCTTCTTTTGCTATTATCTTTTTTAATTCTAATTCTTTATTACTTTCTACAAATGTTTTTGTTTTCTTTGTGTTTATAACAGGATTTGAAGTATCTATTAATAAATCACTTTCTCTAGTTTGTGTTATTTGACCAACTTCGTCAAAACTTTCATCTATTCCCACGTCAAATGTTGCAGTAGATATTAAATCTTGTTTTGGTAAATAAAAATTAATTACACTTGTAATTAATCTCTGACACATTTCTACAATAGCATTAGATGATAAAGTTAATGGAGTTTTTGTTTGTTTACGTTTACCGTAATTTACATCATTAATATCGGATATTCTATTAGTAAGTTCATAAGATGCCGCTTCTCTGAATTTTGTATTAATTCTATTTGTAAATTCATCAAAGTTTTTTATTTTAAATTCGCCACTCATTTTACTAACCCAATTTTCACTATATTTTGTTTTTAAATATGTACCAATTATATTTGAATCTATTTGCTCAATCACTTTGAAAGCTTCAATTATTGTATCATCTCTAAAGTCTTTATTAGATACAAATAATGCGAATCTTTCTTCTAATTCTGGATATTTTACTTTTGCATTTTTGATAGGAAATAATCTTACTTCAGTTCTAGATGGTGATATTTCAGAAATCCATAATTTATCTTCTTCCGAATCAGAACCAACTCTTTTATTAATTAGTGTAACCTGTGTTTTAAAAATACCATTATCATATCCTGCTTCCCTTAGTAATCTTTCCGCATCTATAAAATATTCATTTGGAAATTGAAATTTTTGAAGAACAGTACCTTCTGCTATTAAAATATAATCACTTATGTTACTACTCGTCAATGGTACATATCTAACGGTTTTTCCATTTACAGCTTTTTGTGGCAACTGATTATCATTTGAATCATATACAATAAATTCAATTGCATCAGAATCACCAAGTCCAAAAAATGATTGTAAGTTTCCTTCTTCAAATATTTTTCTATCATCTGAACTAACTCTGTACCCCTTATTGTTTATAATATCTTTAAACGTTTTTATCGCCATTTTTTATATATTTTTATTTCATCTATTATGGAGTAAAATTAGTACCTCTCATTTTTTGGATAGAAGTTGTAAATGTTATACTTCCTTTTGGTGATTTAATTATTAAATTACCAGTGTATTCTCTATCTCCAGTAAATCCAAATCCACCACTAGGTCTAAACCCATCAACTGCTTTTTTAATTGTTGTTACTTTAATTACCTTTTGTTCACCTTCATTTAATGTAATATCTGCAATTTTGTTGAATGCATTCGCATTACCCCCATCAAATTTAAAACTAATGGTAACTTTATCTTTAGTAAAGTTTTTAAGTTCTATATCTGGACCGTTTATGAATGTACCATTACCATCATCTTTTGCTCTACCTCTAAATACAATATCTTGATATTTTTCCTCACTTTTATTTAACATTTTAGCAGCTATATCATCGGTAACTTTTGAACCTTCTGCTTGTTTTGCCTGCTTACCAAACAGAGTATCTCGTAATACAGTTAACTCTTGTTCTAATGCTTGATTTCTTGCAAATAAAGAAACTCTTTGAATTGATTCTGCTACTCCTTTTTGTATAGAGTTTTGTAATTCGGTTATTGTGCTTGTAATTTTTGTTGTTATTTGTTGAGTCTGATTTTGTGATGCAGCTACATTTAAATTTTGTAAATCTACATCAACTCTCAAACTTTCAGATACTATTTCTACATCTTGTACTTTAGCTCTCAATTCAAAAACTAAAGTAGTAAGGTCTACAACCTGTTCTGTCAAATCAATTACAGATTGAGTTACTTCATTATATATTGGTCTTGGAATTCTATCATCAAATGGAGGTGCTTCTGGTGGAAGTAATTCAAATATTACAGTATCAACAGATTTTACTAACTCAGTTTCATTATATTTTGGTCTTGTTAATTGTCCGGATATAACACCATCAGTCCTATTTTCTTGGAAAAATGAGTAAACACCAAACTCATTTTTAGAAATGATAGGTGAACTAGAACCACTTATTAAAAGTTCACTTATTAATGCTTCGTTTTGTAATCCCGTTTTTGCCATTTTAATTTTTTACAATTCTAAATGTTATATCATCATCAAAATATTGAGTATTACCATCAATAGTTACTTTAAATTCTATTTTATATGTTCTATCCGCTTCCCAATTAGAAAGATTTAAATTTATATAATTACCATTTACATCACAGCTAATTTTTGAATAATCGGAAAAAGGAATAATAATATCATCCGATGTATAATCTTTAATTTGATAATATGATGTTGCTGGTAAATAATGTAATGTACTATATGCAAATTGTTTAACAAAAGTTTTAATAGGATATAATTCTCTAGTAAATATTCTTATTTTTGGCGTAGTTCCAACTTTAACTTCTGCTTTTAAATTAGTAACTCCAACTTTTATATCTTCCGAAGTTAATGCGTTTAATGAACCAGTTATAAATAATTGGTCATCCCAACCTATTCTAATTTTTGGTTGATATATAGTATTTGTTTCTTTACTAAATAATTTTATTGCGCCATAATCTTGCGTATCAACTTCTTTATTAAATGCATGTCTTAATATAATACCATCATTTTTTATAGAACCACTCATCCAACTTTTTAATAAAGATTTTACATTCATATCAATATCAGCAGTTTGATAGCTAAATGATTGCGATGCTTCATATTGAGTCCACCAAGTACCACCACCACCATTATTTTGGCTAGCTGATGTGAATGAATTAAAATTATTTTCTAACCAATCTAATTTAGAATCTCCTTCTCTATAATTCCAAGTTACTCCCTGTGTTGATATATTATCAAACCTAGTACCAATACCCATTTCCCAACTTCCCGAAATTGCATTTGCAAAAATTGTATATTCTAAAGGAATTTCTTCGGTTTTTGTTTCTTTTAAAATAAGGGTTGCTTCATCTAATTGTATTGTATTATTAGATATTGATGCCGATAGGTATCCTACTTCAAATTTTAGCAATGCATGAGATATATCTTTTACATTACCATAATATAATTTGCTTATTTCTAATATCTCATCTAAACCTGTATTTTGGTTTGGTTGTTGGAGATAGACTGTTGCATCTTTTGATGCTGTTAATAAATAGTATGCCATTATCTTACTCTGCCTTTTATGTCCCCACTAGGAAACTTAATTTCAAAAACTGAAGGGTCTAATGATGGATATACAATTTTATCTTTAGTTGCCGCTTCGATATTATACGAATTTGGTGAATATCTACCACCACACTTATTTGTAACTTTTACAGATGGAACAGATGAAACTCCTTCTACATTTGCTAATAACAATTCAATTTCATTTAAATTAATAGTTTGATTAAACTGCCAATTATCTATACTGAAGAAATCTTTTACTTCGTTTATACATTTTGTTAATATTTCATTTTTATTATAATTTGGATATGTTATAATTTCAAATTCTAAACCAATATTAATTACAAACCCATCATTTATATTTATACCATCCGTTAACATTCGGTATTCGTTAATATATGTTTTAAGATTTTCTTTTACGGCTCTATTTAAATTTGTCAAATTACCATTTATATCATATCCTAATAGATATAAGTTAATAGCAAATGGATTATTTTTTTCATTTTCATTTGAAGTTTTACCAATTAAAAAATTAGTAATTTGTTGTTTTATATCTTGCTCAGTTGGTTCTAAATCATCTGGTTTATTTACAAAATCTAATACTAAATCAGTAAATTCTTGTAAATTGTTTGGTGATGCTAATATAGATGAAGGTGAGTTGTTATCCAATGTTCCATCCGCAACAGCATATGCTTTTGCTATAGCTCCATATTTCGATGGCATTGATAATACTCTAATTTGATAATCTTTTGCAGTTACTGCTCTATTTTGAGCTCCAAAATTTGCTAATGCATTTTGTCTAATTTCTTCTAAAGTTTCACCACCTCTACCACCAACTGCAGGTACATCGTTATCAACTGCTAATGAATTTTTTGCAGAATTATAAAGTGAAAGTTGGGCTCTTGTAAAAGAACTTAAACTTTCTTCAAATTCAACCCCATTAATTCTTGTTAATTCTCCTGCTGCAACATTTGAACTAATACCTCCACCTGTATAATATTTTACAGTCATTGTTGTATTAGATGGTGAAGTACCATACGTTTTTGTTTTTAAAAAATTAGTTGGGTCAAATGATTCATCCAATCTTTTAATAGAATTTGGTAATCCCAATCCTACGTTTTTAAGATTTGGAATTAATTGTTCATCAGATGCCGTTGGGTCTCCTGCACCAAATTCAATTGTAATTGTACTATCTTGGTTTACTCTAGTTGTAAATCGTTTTGGTGTTTTTATTGTTTTTAAAACATATGGTACAGTTGATTTAAACTGATATAGGTCTGAATCGTTAGCTTCGGTATTTGGGTAATCAATGAATATCATTTCTTGTCCTAAATACGGCACTTCATACCATTTATTATTATTAGAATCTCTACAATCGTATATTTCAATTATATTTGTTTCCGGTAAATCAATTGTTCTAAAATTTTCATAACTTCCAAACGTTACTTCTTTTTGATTTCTTACGGCTGATATTGCTTGTACATATTTTTTTATTAAATAAAATGTAGGTTCTCCTGTAAGTACATCTCTTTGATATATGGTCGTCTCTCTATCAATTTCATTTGAAAAATCCACCATATCGGTTGTTATAAATTGAACGGTACCCGCTTGATTTGCTACAATCATCCCCTCTCTTACTTTTAAATAAAAAGTATCATCTGGTCTATTACTAGCACCAACCCCAATAGATGGTACTAATTGATAAACCGATAATGTTGTTACTGCCGGAGATGTTACTTTTGGTTTGTACCCCAAATATTGTGCAAGAGCTATAATACTTTGAATATCTTCTGCATAAGGCATTAAAGATTCTTTCAATGTATCATCTGTGTAATAAGCCAAAACATCACCTACATATGATGCCATTTCAATAAAAAGCATACCAGGAGATGATTCGTTAAAATCACCATAGGTCTTTGGAAAATAATTTTTTGTAAAATCAATAAGATTTGCTCTAAATGCTGCAAAATCTTTATTAAGATATTTTATATCCTTTCCTTTATTTTTAAAATTCTTATTTATTGTTGTTATAGCCATTATGTTTGTACATTAAAAGTTACCGTATCTAATACCTGTGTATCTGATACTCTAAATGAAACTGATACTTCAACCTTATTATTATCTTTAAATTCGTTTGATTGCTGGATATTAATAGTTTCTACATTTACATATGGTAACCATTTAGAAAGTGTATCAACAATATTATTTTCTAAGTTATCAGCAAACATTTCATCATTCATATTAAATAATAATTCTTGAATACCACTCCCAAATTCAGGCTGCATCAATCTTTCAAATCTTTTTGTAAGTAATAAATTTTTAATATTACTTTTAACCTGGTCAGCAGTTATAAAACTTTGATTAAAAGCAGTATTTCCTATTTGAATAGGTAATGTTATACCTATTGCATAGTCTTCAAACTGCTTTGAATCGATTACTAACTTTTTACCAAGTATTACTGCCATTATTTCTTTTTAAATCTTTTAACCAATTCAGAATAATCTCTATTCAATGCTTTATCCAATTCAGGCACTCCAGTGTTTACACCTAATCCAGTAGGAGAAGGTCCTTTTGCTAAATCACCATACCCCATTTTTTCAGCTATTGCAGTTCTACCTACAATTGAACCCATATCACCCTGTCCAAAATTCATTGTTCTGAATCCACCATCACCTTGTGGAATACCACCTCTTGTTTCATTGAGGATTTGATTAATCATTGGGTTTTTACTAAATTTTTTTTGTTCTACTTTTTCTTTAACCGATTCTATAATAACATCATCTTCTAAAATAGCTTTAGCCATTGATAATCCAATTGGTTGTGATTTAACAGGTTGTTTTCCTTCTGCTATTAGTTTTTTTACTTCAGCTCTCACAGTTTCCTTAATTAATGCAGGCAATTGCTCTTTAAGCTCCTCTTTAATAAGAATCTGAATAGCTTTTAATAGTTTGTCCGTATCCATACTTTATTATTTGTTATGTTTATAAATATTTAAATTGATTATTTTAATAATTAACTCCAAAGTGTAGGGTCTTTTTGTAATTCTGTCCAATATTTTGTGAATTTTTTTATTCTATCAGCCAATCCGTTGTATCCACCATTTATTTTTTTAGTAACTAATTTAATACTTGTTGTAGTATCATCCTTACAGCGATTTTTTAAAGCGTTACTTTTCCAAAACATACATGCTGTATCTGCAAAATATTCAGTTGCAACACTATCTGGATTTTTTTCTAAATCAGCACCAACAATAGGTCCAAATGTTCTATAATTTGCTCTACCTGTTAGTTGCATATATCCCCTACCTCTAAATTTATATCCATCACCTTTTTGTACATTTCCTAAATCATCCCTACCTTCATATCCTGATTGGTTAGCGGTCGGTCCCCATAGTTCTTCTTTATATTTGAATCCAAGTGATTCATGGTCACATTGTGCTAAAAAGTGTGCTCTTTCTATATTAGTAGTACAAATTTTATATTTTTTCATAGCCGCAACTAATTCATTTGGTACTTTAACATTAGTTTTATAATTTGGTTGAGGTGGAATATTGTTTTTTGGTTTATCTTCTTCGGATAATGGTGGGTCTGGTTCATTCCTTGCTTCTTCTAAGAGTTGGTATTCTACTTGTTCTATTTCAACAGTTGGCGGTGGTGGTGCTTCAAATGATACCTCAAATCCCGCTGAAGTTGCTTCATTTATATTACTTCCTTCCAACGTTGCAGTATCGGATGCCAATTGCTGAGCTTCATTAAATACTATTTCCTGCGGAGGAACTCCCAATGCTCCACCACCTGGAGTTGCCGGCTGAACTTGATATCCTGACCAAGGTAATACTCCTGGTGCCGGTGTTCCCAATGGTGGGTATAATGATATTGTATTAACTATCCCAGTAACAGTAGATAAATGGGCAGTTGCATAATTAATAAAATCATCAATTATTAAAGTTGTATTATTATTTGGTGGTATTACTGACATTTTATGCTACTTTACTTTTAACGGATTCTACGGCGGCTATACCATTATCGTTTAATCTCCATAATGCGGCTGAAGATTTTAAACACCCACTAGTATGAATTTTGTTTTGTGAAAAATCACTTACCCATTTAAATCCTGTCCAAACTTGAATATGACCGTAGGCTTTTTCCTCATAACCATTTACTAAAATATCTCCTATTTGCCATTTTGTTTCATCGGCTACAAATGAATCAAAATCAACACGCACTTTATCATTATAATAAGTCTTACCACCAATGGATATAGCAAAGCTACTTCTACCACCACCAGTAGATGGGTCTTTAAATGAAAACCAATCAGCATTACCCGATATTTTACCTAATCCAGGTATACCCGTCAATGCAACAACAACTGCTTGAGTTCCTTGTGGACATAACCCATGAACACCTTTAATATAATTACTTCTTAAATTTTCATATTTAACTCTTTCACTTTTACCCAACTTAGGAGCCCATGCACCAGCAATTTTTAATAACTCATCAAGCGTTTTATATCCAGTACTTATTAATTTTGTTTGTTCTTCTTTTTCTTCTTGTGTTTTTGGTTCACTATATAAAATGTTTTGTTCGTATAATGCGTTATCAAGTGTTTCGGCTACTACGTTATCCATTTCCAATACAACAGGATAAGTGTCAGGATTACCATATTCAACTAATGGCTCGGTTTGAAGTTGTACTTCAATTTGTTCAAGATTGGGTGCAATAATTTCTTGCACTAAAGGGTCATTCTTATCTAATGGAACTTGGCTCCAATCCAATTGTTCATACGGATTTGGTGGAGAAGGAACGGATACAGCCGGCGCCCATACACCTGCATTTGTAACTAAATTTGAAGTAACTCCAATGTTAACGGTTGAACCGGGTGCTGGTATTAATGGTATTGGGAATGTATTTAATTGAGCACCTTGCCAATATGCTATAACTCCCTTTCCCATTTCCCCAACTAAATCATATGGAGTGTTTGATATTTGTCCTTTTAATAAAGCAGCTTTAAATAACTGCTGCATAATTTCAGTATTACCTTTAGTAATTGCAACTTTATTTATAACGTCTCCACCTCGCTTCATACACATATCATATTCATCCGCGTACAATTTTGCAACGGTATCAATATCTTGAATCGAATCTGGAGCGTTTGCTCTCCTTAAAATATTTTCTTTAAAAATTTGCCAAGACATATTAAGAAGTTTGATTTAATCTACTCAATATATTATTTAATTTTGATTTTATAGAACCAAATTGAGAAATGTTAGTAGGTCCTACTGCCGATGGACCGGATGGTGTTAAATAAGTTTGTTGAGTAATAGCATCAATCAATTCTGCTAATATATCAACCAATTGTTGTCCTTTTACCATAGGTTCTAATGCCTCACTTCCTAAAAATATAGAACCTTTACCAGTAACCATATTAATATCTTTATCGTTTGTAACAATATGAATATCATCTCCCACACTTATATCAATACCTAACTTATTATCAATTGACATTGCACCATCGGAAATAAATCCATAATTCTTTTTTGAATAAAATAACATTTCTGCATTTTTTGCTGAAAGTATTATTCTTCCCGAATTTATTAATATTTGGTCTCCTATTAATTTAGATGGGTATTCACCAAATGAATCAGGCTTAGTTCCAAAGTTTGTTTTACCCTTATCATCAATTACTCCTGGAACAAATGGTAATTGATATTGTCCAGAAGTTAATGCTATTATACTACCATCTCTATTAATATCTTCCTCAGTACTTAATTCTGCTGCCTTTTTTCCACTTTCTGCATTTTCTACGTTTCTTAAAATTATTGTTGGTGAGAATACGTTTCCAACATTATTAAATCCTGAAAATCTTATCGATTGTCCAAATCTTGTTTCAATCAAAGAATCACCTTCGTATAATTTTAATCTATGAATATTTTCTTGTGTATCATAATATTTCCCATAACTACCTTCCGCGTTTGCACCCTCTGCATTTGTTTTAGTTATTCCAGTTGCAGATACTTCTTTATAAGAACCTACAGTTTGTTCTTCATCTTGTTTTGGTACAATTACTTTTTGGAGTGCATTTTTAAAAGCACTTTTTGTTGGGTTTTCATCTAATCCAATTCTTCTATAATAAAAAGAGCCAGCTTGTCCTTCATATATTTCAACAAGTTCACCAACAATTGGAATATTTTTGAAATTTTTATCAAATGGATGTGCAATGGTTCGTGATGCTGGGTCTGTATCCAGAATACCATCATCCGAAGTTTTAAAGTGTATAGAACCAATTGGTTGTGCACCTATTTTTTTAGCTTTGGCATAATCTGCATTTTCATCAAGTAATACCTCAAGTACCCATCCTACTTTTTTAGAAGATGTTTCTGGTCTTGATGATAAATTATTAGAAGCCTGTACTCTAGCATTTGATAACCCCATATTACTTTATTTTCTTTTTTAAATCTTCTAATTCAAATTCTAAATCATCTACTCTTTCTACTTCCTGTTTAGTTTCTTCCAATTCCTGAAGTAATTGATTTTTTTCAAATTCAGATAAGAATCCATCTTGTCCTTCAGTTTTCTTTTCCGCTGCTATAATTTTTGTTGCAATTGTTGCTAACTTAACCAATTGGTCATCGTTCTTTACAGAACTATCAATTAGTGAAGATAGTATAGGACCTATACTTGCCACATCACCGGCATGTCTAATCATCTTTTTAAGTTCTTCTATTAAAGTAGATATTTTTGCTTTTTTGGATAATTGGTTGTTATATATATCCTCAAATAGAGAACTTAGATTCTTTCCTTTAAATAATTCGAATTCTGTTGACATATTAATATATTTACATTTTGTATGTATATAAATATGGTTCTATTAAAATGTTGAAATTAAACTGCGATTACTTCAATTGTAATCTTTGGTTGATATCCATCAGGTAGTTGTCTATTGATACCTTTGAATTCATTTACTTTGTTCTTAAAGTAAGTTATTTGTAATATCTTATCAGTTAGGTTCATTACAGTTTGAGATGAAGTAGACATCTCTTTTGTATCTCTTTTCATATTAAGAGCCGGTCTATTTGGAAAGTATTCCTTTCTCATAGCTTGTGATATCTCTTTCCAATCATCTACTTTATCAACTGATTTTTCAGCTGATATCTTTCTCATTTTTGAACTTAGATATTTTTCACCATGTGTATATCCAGCATCGGTAAACATATGTCCGTGATTTGTACGAACAACAGGTGATTCGGAGTTTTGAAGTTTAACATCCGGCTTATGCTTTGATGTAGTTTCAATACTAACCATATGTTTTGGTGATGATACAAATGTGTGACCTTTCAAAGATAATCCAGTCTTACCTTTATATTGAAGTGCTGCTCTTACTGCAGCCATTAGGGTAGGTTGCTTAATGATGTTTCTCATCTTATCACCATCAGGTCCCGGCTTTCCAGCTTTCTTTACAAGCTTAGCTTCAGCTTCATCATGTCCAACTAATAGTGCTGCGTTTACAACACCAATTCCATTTTCATTTAAACCTTCACTCCAATCAGTTATTAAATCATGTAGATATGCAACTTCCAAACCATCAATGATAGTATGTACAATTTCTAAAGATGGATTATAAGCTCTATCTCTATTCTTAGCTAGAATAAATTTATCTTTAATTTCCTTAGATACAATAATGCACTCTGAAAGTTTCATTTATTATCCGATATATGCGTTTAGTTCATAAGAATTCTTCATACCATAGACTTGTATATGAAGTTGCTTTCTTTGTGATTTACCATCTTTAGATAATTGTATGCTAAAACTATTAGTTTTACCTTCCGATGGTTTACGAGGTCCTACTCCTATTTTTCTAAAAGCATCATCATTATCTATTTCAAATCCTTTTTTCTCTGCATATTCTCTAGCTGCTTCAATTGCTGATGTATATGATTTGTGATATACTTCGTAAGGTGCTTTTGCTTCGTTCACCGATTCTCTTACAAATTTTCCATCTTTATCAGATACATAATAAGCAATCATATTATATGAACCACCTCTTTCCTTTTCAAGTTTTTCTACTGCTTTCTTAGCATCTTTATATGATGAATACGAATCTTTAAAAACTCCTGTACCTTGTCCTCTACCTTTATTATATCCCACAAAATACAAACCTTCGTTTACCGATTCATTTGTTGATACGAATAATCTTACTGTAAGAATTACATCCTTACCAATATTCAAATTTCTTACTTTATGTTTTTCTAAATCATAAGCCGGATTGAGTACAGTCGCTTTTGCAATTACACCATCTTTAACAAAATGTGGTTGTAATCCAGAATAGTTATCATCTCTAAACATAAAAACATCTTTGGGAGAATCCTTTGATATTTTAATTATTTTCTTTAAACCTTCTTTACCCATAAAACATCCACCTTCACATTTAGTACCACCATAAGTTTTACCTTTTTGTAATGTTACTTCGTTTATCGATTGTGGTTCTTTATTTAATATTTTCTTTAAACTTATCATCTTATTTCTTTACTTTAATTTTCCAATAAGTACCAAATCCAACATAAGGTGAAAATGAACCATTAGTTCCATCAACAGTTCTATTGTTTACACCAATGTTTAAGTTATAGATTTTATCCTTTTTAGTTTTAAGAATAAAACCAGCTCCAACTGCTGAAACATAATCTTCTTTGTTAAATCCAGCATTCAAACCATAATACAATTGAGTTTTTGCAGGCTCTTTCACAATCATAGTTTCTTTGATAGTTCTTTGTTTAACACTTGCGTTGAAAGTTCTACCTAAGATTTTGTTTTGTGAAATAGTATCGATTACAGATACAGTCCCTAATGAATCAGGTAAAATTAATGTATCTTTATATAATACTTTTGAATAATAATCTTTTAATAATGCTAAAGTATCAATTACGGCTGGGATAATTACTTCTTTCTCTACAATTGTTTCGTGGTAGATATCTTCACCTTTTTTAGTTACCACTTTAGTCTTTACAATATCAACCGTATCTATTTCGTGCTTAATTACTTCGTATTTTTTACCATCAATTCTGATAGTTCTTCCACCTGGCATTACTCCACCTGGATTAAACCATTGTAAAAGGATGTAAATTATTAATGCTGCTATGGCAATGTTTTTGAAATTAACAAATTTTTTCATAATATATTATTTTATGTGTATAAATATTCAATTATTCTAAAATATCATTTTTGACCCGATTTGGAAGTTATGTAGTAAACTAAAGTTAGGTTCAAAGGTCATTGCACCTCTATATGATGTAGATAATCCAAATCTTTTACTAATTTTGTAATCATATCCCAATCCTATAATTGCACCTGGCGTTCTACTTACCGAACTATTACCAGTCATTGTATTCCAAGCTATTGGGGATTGCATTACAAATGCCTGTGGGGTTATTGTAACTTTTCTGCTATACTGATATGGTTTCATCCAAAATCCAACTGCCGATGCACTTAAGGATACACTATATCCTCCACTTCCTACATTTGGCATCATTAACGTAATTACACCCACATTATATCCAAATGTTCCGTACTTAGGATGTGGTTTGATGTAAGTATATCCATTAAGGTTCATTAGAGTTCCTTTAAGGTAAGCAAATGTAGTTCCATATGAATGTATCGCATTTAATTTACCCTCCTCAAAATCCATCTTAGTCACCCCAGCACTCAATGCAAATTGGTTTAGGGTACTCCAAATAAGTGCGGTAGCTGAATATGATTTATCACCCATTAAGGATGATTTGGAAACACCCACACTCATCATTACTGCATATCTACCTTCCATATCTTCAGTACCAGCTAAATCACTAGCCAACAGCATTGGGTTTGCTATTGCTTTCTTCTTCTCCTCTTTCTTTTCTTCCTTCTTCTCCTCTTTCTTTTCTTCTTTAGATTCTTCCTTCTTCTCCTCCGATTTAGATTCCTCTTTTTTTTCTTCCGATTTACTTTCTGATTTAGATTCCTCTTTTGATTCTGACTTACTCTCTGATTTTGTTTCGGATTTGGTCTCTGTTTTAGTTTCAGTCTTTGTTTCCGATGATGAAGATGAACTACCAGATGATGAAGATGAACTACTACTAGAACTATTTCCCGATGATGTAGGTGGTGGTGAAGAACTAACTGATGTTGATGCAGATGATGAAGCTGCTGAACTCGCTGCCCCACTAGCTGCTGAACTTGCTGCAGAAGATGCAGCTCCACTTGCTGCGGATGCTGCCGCTGAAGCTGCTGCCGATGCCGCTTGTGATGTTGCTTGTGCTACTGCATTTGTTACCGTTTGTTGTACAACCTGATTAGTTGGACATCCCATAGTTGAGTATGCCGTATATGTTGCAGTTATAAATAATTGAACTGCGCCTGCCATTACTTCTTGTGGAGAAAATACTCTGACCTGATTATAAAAAGATACGGTTGCAAAACCATTTGTAATTGTGGTAGTTGCAATCTTAATTTCACCGGTACATTTATCCTTATAGGTTTGGGTATAAGTTTGTCCTATCGCATTTTTTGCGAATAAAGACATAACAATTATCGTTAAACATACTACCCATCTTCTCATTAATTCGTTTATCTTGGTACTCTCTTAGGCAAAGGTCTATTTGGAATAGTTCGTCTTTGTGGAGCAAATCTAGGAATGTAACGATTATTAGGTACTATAATAGGTCGGTTTCTTTGTATAATGATTGGATTATAATAAGGTCTAATCCAATTATAATTTAAGAATAGCGGAGATTGTATATATAAATTATCATATACCACTCTTTGTTTTACTACTACTGAATCTTTAGGGTCTACATATACATATCTTACAGGTGTACAATTTGTTAAAAACATTACACCCCATAAAACCAATACAATTGATAATATTCTTTTCATAATTTTATTGTTTTTGTTTTAAAGTTTCGTGAATGGCAAAGTATGTGTGTCTTATAAATATTAAACATATAAAACCTATCATTACCGATAATGTTTGACTAGTGAATTTATAAAATATAAATCCAAATCCGGTGGCTACTAATAATGCAACCAACGTAAACGCAAGTGCTGTTAATTTTGTTTTCATAGTACTATCTTTGGTATAAATATAACTTACCGTCATAATCTACCAAAACAGCACTCATATTCTCAATCCAATCCCCACTATTGAGATATCTTTTTTCATCAATCATTATATCCGCAGGTTGATGAATGTGCCCACAAATTACCCCATTACATCCTTTTTTATGGGCCATTGATAAGGCGGTTGTTTCGAAATCGTTTATATAGTTGGTTGCAGCTTTAACACTTTGTTTAATTTTTTGTGATATTGAAATATATGGTAACTTTCTCCATTTACGATATCCATTATAAACTCTATTCAACCATAGTGCAAAATCATATCCAACTGCACCTATCTTTGATAACCATTTGTATTTGGTTATAAAAACATCCACAACATCTCCGTGAAAAATGTAATACCTTTCATTCCTATATACATCATCCTCCACCCAAGTTTTTGTATTAAGTACATAATCTTCTTTAATTTCAATGTGTCCAAAATTCGTCCCAATGAATTCTTGTATAAATTCATCGTGGTTTCCTCTTATCCAAATTATTTGTGTTTTATTAGATAACTTTAATATTTTAGAAATAACTTTAGTGTGTTTTTTCTTCCACTTAGCTCCTCTATTTAAAGCCCATCCATCAATTATATCCCCATTAAGAATAAGAAGGTCAGTTGGGTGTTTATCTAAGAATTCTATAAATTCATCCGCCTTACTATCTTTAATTCCCAAATGTAAATCGGATACTATGATTGCTCTATGTTTCATATCCAATAATTGTGATGTTTTTGGAAGAATGAATTGTTGTTTCGGTTTATGTAGCATTTTATAGTTAATAAAAACATGTAAAGGAATCCTTTCTTTTTAAATCTTCTTGCAGATGTCCATACACCTTTTGTATTATGTATCTTCATACTTTCTGCTTTTTGTGAAACCCAATAATCTTCTGCGAACAAATGAGTTTCATTGTATCCACCCGTTTTCCAATATGCTTCAGTTTTCCATAATTGGAATCCACCGATAGCAAATGGAGTGCCTAACCAATTACTTAATATTTGCTGAATATCAAATAATTTAAATATCCAATTAAATCCCCTTTCAGTTTCGAATGGTACAGTTACTAAATTGGTATTGTATGCTAAACATTCACCCAATACGAATTTATTTCGTAACATTATATCTGCATCTAAAAAAAGAACGTAAGGAGTGGTTACTAATTTACTTCCTTCTAATCTTGCCTTAGCAGGAAACCCACCTTTTATTACTTCTATATTTAATGAGTATTTGTATTCGTTTTGTGCTTTCCATAACCACCAAAGAGATTCTTCTACATCGGAAGTATCTGCAATAATAACTTTAGTTCCAGTACATCCCACTTGCTTTGCAATAAACCCAATACATTCATAGATGTTATCATTTTCGTTTTTACAAGGGATTACAATAGTTAGTAAATCTTTCATAGGTATAAATAATTAACCCCCACATTTTAAGTGAGGGTCATTGTATTAATATATTATTATTAAATGCCACAAAGTGTTAAAAATTCTGCTGCATTATGTATAACATCTTCTGATTTAAATTTTCTTAACATAGCTTCTGCTATTTCTTTTCGATTGTTCATATCATCTACCATACGAAGTATTTCAGCAACACCTACAACCATATCTCTATCGTTTTCGTGTCCCTGTCCTACTTCTACTTCGTTGATTAAACTACTTAACTTTATCATATTATTTAGCGGTTCTCCAACCACCACCTTTGGCTTTATAATTTTTTGCAGCCCAACCATTTGCATAAGCAGATGGATATACATCAAATTTTCGTTTAGCTGCTGCTACGGATGCTGCCCATTTTGCTGGTTGTGTTGGAACATTCTTTTCTAAAAATAGTTCCATCTTTTGTTCTACTGTTAGTTTCATATTTTCGTTTTTCTTTTTTCCGGCACAATGTGCTTTTTGTGAAAAACCCTTTGGGTTACTACAATCAATTGATTTTTTATATTTTTGAGACCAATCTTCTTTTACATTTTCACTTGCACCTGTCTTTACTAATGTTGGTCTCTGTCCTTTTTTTCGTTCACCACCTTTTTTAGAATCACCCGCTTTGGATTGAGCAGCTCTTTTTCTTTTTACAAATGAAGCCCTACCATCGGGTCCTAACTTTGCTGCTTTCTCTTTTGATAAACAAGCCGCATATGCTGAACCATCTTTACTATCACCACACTTGCCTACTTTTTTTCCCTGTGAATTATATCTATCCCATCCACCACCGGTTGATGAACCTCCTCCGCCTTTACCAAACCATTTACGAAGGTCTTCACTTATTGGAGTGTTATCGTTTCCACATTTATGACATATGTATGGATGTTTTCCACCATCTGATATATTCCAATGCCAATTACATTTATCACATGTAACTACACCATCTTTAACCCCTTCGTTTAATATATCAGTTAGTTTAATCACAATGTAATTTTTTTATCTATATTATATTTTTCATAAAAGTTATTAAGAATGTTTACTAAATCATCTATCATTCTTTTATGTTTCTTTTGAGAATCAATATCTCCTGCTGCGAAATCTGTCTTTGTTAATATAGTAGATATTATTTCTCTAGCACGCATACCTTGTACTGAAAACTTTTCATTCATTTCTTTATTTTCCTTATACAATATATTTGAAAACTTAGAGTACATATATTTTTCAACTAATTTATTTTCTAATTTTTTGAATTTAGCAGTTTGGTCTTTTTTCCCCAAATATGCATCCTTTTCGGTTTCTAATTTTATTTGATGTGTTAATTCGTGAATAACAGCATATTCAGGATCCATCATTCGATTTACATTAAAAGAAATATAAAGAGCTTTCATTGTTTTAGGATTGAATGTTAAAGCCGCTCCACCCTGTCCAACGTTACCAAATTTTACAGGCAAAGGAGTTACCTTTTCATTCTTACACAATGCTTCATAATACGCTTTTATATTAGCGGGATTTTTTGAACCTTCGTTTAATATATTCTTTAACTTAATCATATTATTAAATATTATCAATTATATAATCTAACGTATCATCCTTACCTTTTAAATCTTTCCAATGTTTGGAGTTAATAAACATAGGATATAAACCTGTCATATTAGTATCAGCTTCCATTTCCCACGGTAGGTTTCTATATGCGGAAATATCTGATTTCATTAATTTACCATACTCCTTTGCATCGATATACTCCTTACCTTTCCATAGGATAGAAGTATAATCTTTGTTTGGTAATAACTCACCTTTGGATACCTGCTTAACGTGAGTTAATTCGTGTATCATAGATTGGATAATTCTTTTATATGATTGGTTAGGATTAAAATGTAAATAGAATTTATTATTATCTACAGAGTTTGAGTTCAATGATATGTCTCCAATCATACCTGCTTTATCTTTTTTCTTTACTATAATCTTAGCTTTAAACTTATACTTATCCATCATAAAAGAAACAACCGATTTAACCATTAAGGATTCATATGGTTTCAATTTTAATGATGTCCCAAATAGGTCTTCCGATAGTATATCTCTTAACTTAATCATTATTTTTCGAATATTCCTTTTTTAACCATTCTGTCTAAAATTCTAGCACAAGCAATATCTAATGCTTTCTTAGTTGCTATTGAAATAGTTGATTGATTAAATTTAACTTCATCCACAGTTGCATCTGAAAGTATTGTTAATTCTCTTGTAGTTTTAGCTTCACCCAATCCACTTGCTCCGAATACTACACCAGTTTCTGCGTTTGTAAAACGAACCTGTAAACCAATACGAGTTACCATTAGATTTTTAACACCATTTGTTAAATTTATAGTTTCATCTTCCGATACCGAATAATCATAACACTCAACAGTCACAAAATATTCTGCTAAGTTAATTTTTCCTCTACCATCTAATTTGTTTTCGGAAATTCCAGTTGCTGATGCTTGGAATTGTTTAACCATTCTATTCTTAATTTCCGTTTTATCTTCGGTAAATTTGAAACGATTAAGATTTTCTAAATATTCCATTGTGATATTTGCAACACCCAATCCAACTCTCTTTTCTTTTAGTTCTGGATACATTTCATACATCTCATCGGAAATACCTGCTTTTAAGATTTGAATAGGAATTTGT